TCATGCCACCTTTCAGAGCACCACCAATACCGCCTTTAGCATAACCACTAATAGCACCACCAATGGCATCTGCAATACCTTCTTCAAGGGATTCAAGAGAGTCATATACTTTCGACTCACTCAGATTTAGATTACCATCAGGTCCAAATGGGATTGATAGATACTTGTTTAGCAACTTAGAATAGTAAAGTGCCACAACCTGTTTGTTAGGATAAAGTCTATATGATATTCTTCTAAAGATAAGTAGTGAAGGCATTTCTTTAGAAGAAGGTATGGTTTTTACGATACCTTTTTCCTCAAGCATCATTTCATCAGGAAGATGATCTACCTGATTTACAAAATTACCATCATATTCTTCACGAATCTGCTTGAGAGTTTTCATTATTAGTCCTTTACAAAGTAGTTAGCAGCAATTTCTTTCTTACGCTCTTCCAACTTTTCGATAGCCTTTTCCTGTAGAGCAACCATTAGGTTCTCTTTCATAGCACCGAGATTATCTTCCATAATATTCTCGATTGCTTCGTTGATTAGTTTGTTTTCCATTTTAGTTTCCTCGTAAACTGTTTTGGTTGTGCCCATAGCACCAGGCTCTTTGATAGTATCTGGTTTATTTATGTTAGCATCTTCCCTGAATGGAACATTTTCGTTCCAGTCTTTATCCTGAGAAACTGCTTCGGATGTTAATTTCTTGATAGCAGTTCGGATACCGTGTTCTCTCTTGGACCAAGTCTTGATATCTGGTTTTGGACCTTCGAGAGACTTCTTACGGGATGCAGCGGCCTTCTTGGTGTATGAACCAAGAGTTTCTGCCTTTAGTTCATTGATCTGTGTTTCTTCTTCACAATTCCAACGGCGTAGTGCCTTATTGATGCGTGAATCCGGATCTCTTGCTGTCTTAGCAGAGGTCAAACGCTTCTTCATTCCACCCATGCGTGAACAGAATGATTTACGGCGTGATGCTCTTTTACCAGTAGGATTCTTTTCGGTTACGGCAGTTTGTAGTTTGGAACCTGGATTCTCACGCTTATAGGCATCAACTGCCTTCTGTGATAGACCATCGGTCTTATCTTTACGATTTACGGACTGCCAATCTTCTTTGACAGGCTTGACCTTATTTACGTTAGTACCACCTTGCTTTGAACCTTTATAGGTATCGTCCTTTTCATCGTTCTTTGTGGTGGTTGGTTTTGGTTTGCTACCATAAAACTTTGCTCTACGATTTACGTCACCAAAACGGTCGAATGGATGACCGATTAAAGCATAACCTTCTTGTTGATAGATACCACGTTCTGCGGTGTCAGGATACTTGTTTTCTTCATAGGTTGGACGCTCGGTATAACGAGTAGCAGATGAACCTTGTTCTGAAACTGGTACGCAATTAGGGACTTTCTTTCCACCCTTCTTCTTCATACCAACCATTTCGTATCCCTTCCAGCAGGGATCTTTATCTTCTTTCATATGTCTTTTTCCTTTGACAAGATCGTATGCTTTCTTTGCATAATGAACGCCCGTAGCACCCCAACCTGCGGCGCCCGGGAATGTAGATGCCATTCTAACAACGTCACCCTTTGGTGAACCGTGACCGGATGATGCTTTACTCATAACATCACCCATGGTATAAATGTTAGCGGCAGTCATTCCTGCCATAGCAATTCTTTTGGCTTTCTTTAGTTTTTCACCTTCAACTTGAACGTCTTTTCTCATAGCACGAAGATCATTTGTTCCTTCGTATCCAGTCATACCGCCTAATTCATTTAGTTTACTGTATTGTGAAAGACCAATACCTTGTTCATGCAAAGCACGATTAGATGTTGTTTCGATTTCTTTTGGATTGAAAAAATTATATCCTAATCCAGAATTGTGAAGATCAAGATGTGCCTTTTTGATCCATGCAAACTTATTACCGTTCTCGTCCTCATAGGACATAGAGTTTGTATCAATGTATTGTTGAACAAAGTTTGTACCAGCAGGATCACCAGAATAATATCCTAGACCTCTTACACCATATGATGTTGATTCTTCCTCAATCTTGGATAGTTTCTTATAATAGTCCAACTTTTCACCAAGATGATCCAAAGCAATCTCTCTGGCAATCTTAGGATTATTAGTATGTTCTTTTTCTACTTTTATGCCATGCATCAACTGTTTTCTAACCTCAACGGAAGAAACACCATATTTCTTGGCCAAATCATTTACAGTTGGTGTTGGATTGTTTAGCAGTTTACTCATTTGTATTTACTAACTTTCCTCTGTCAGCAATGTGAGTTACTTTACCTTCATTATTCATGTATCTGTTATTGCCTGCATAAACCAATCCAAGGTCTTTTGCTTCTTCGGAAATAGTTTTCTTCTTAGCAGGCACCTGTTTCTTTTGTTTCATTTTTTCAAGTTCAATCTTTTTATCCATCATAGTGGATTCATGATCACGATTAGCAAGTTCTGCCTTACCAGGTCCTTCATCAGGTCCTGTAATCTTATCAACTTCTTTTTGAACTTGTGCCTGTGCAATTTGCTGTTGAGCACCAAAGGCAATCTGGTTCTGCATATCCTGTTGCTGTTGAACCGCTTGTGCTTCGGCATCAGCCTGCATTTGAATTTGCTGTTGCTGTGCAACGATAGCAGTTTCTTGTTCCATTTCGGCATTGATTTCTTCAATATCCTCGTCGGATTGCATTAGAATATTTTTACGAACCCATAGTTGTGAATAATACTTACCAACGAAAGGATCAACCTTTGTTAGTGTGTCGAGACGCATATTGAGGAGTTCTGCCTCTTTTAGTTCATCAAAGTTATTGTCTTTTTTGAAGTCGTACCAAATATCTTCCTTGAACTCTTTCCATTCTTCTTCGGTACAAACCTTCTTAGAAACCAACTGGACTCTTAGTAAGTCATCGAATAGAATAGAGAACTTATTGCGGAGTCTCTGAATAAACTTGGTAAATTTTAGTTCGTCTCTGGTAATTTCAGTAGAACGACCTAGAGAGAAACCTTGTGATGGTTCCATACGACCAATTGGAACATTTAGCGAACGATATAGTTTAGACTGGAAATACTTGACATCTTCCAATTCACCAAGGTTACGAGCACCTTCTAGTGTAGAGATTTCTGTACCTTTTGAACCTTCACGGCGTGGTAACCAAAAGTCCTCAAGCATTGATAGATGCTTACGGTCGTCCTTGATTTCACCAGTATTGGAATCGTATACCAACTTGTTACGATACTTGACCATGATATCACGGACATACTGTTCCGCTTTGACTGTGGGCATGTTACCAACGTCAATATAGAATACACGGCGTTCTGGTGCTCTTGATAGACGATAGATAACGGTAGCATCTTCAACCATTCTTAGATTGTTGAATGGCTTGATGGCCTTGTGGAGATAAGAAAGAACCATGGTCTGTTTAGGATCCATAAGTCCTGAGTTTACGTTTACGATGGAGTCTGGTGCAATCTTGGCACCTAAATTGGTACCTGAACCAATCATACCCTTTTCGTTATAAAGATAGTATTCAATCTGTCTGCGGATTAGTTCGATGCCGGTTTGCGGATCACGCATTTTTTGAATTTCACGGATCTTTCTAATGCGACGTGGATCTATATACTTTAGTTCTTGAATGCCTGCATCAGGCATAGTTTCGTCTATAACAATATGATAGAACATTCTTCCATCAACGTAGTAACGGCGGAAGATATCATGTCCCATATTGTTGAAATTCAGTAATTTTAGAATGAAATTGAACTCGTCCTCAATACGCTTTTTGATAGCAGGAGGAACTTTTAGTTCATCCATGTTGAGTTCTACGCATTGACCACCATCTTCGACAACGATTGCTTCGTTTACGATTTCGTCAATTGCGGTTTCTACTTCTGGTTGGATTGAAAGTTCACGGTATTTGGTGATAAGTTGAGTTTCGTTACGGAAGGTGCCATCGAGGTCTACATATGTGCCATAATAACCGGCGCCAGCAACCGTTACTGCACCATCATCATTCTGAGGCAGTGTAAATGTTTTATTCTTTGGTTCGATTAGTTGCTGATCTTCAACCTTTTTAGGTGAACCGATTTCAAATCCGAAAAGTTTTATGGCCGTTACTCCCTATTCATGATGTAGTTCCCGTGGAGAGAAATCTCCACGGGGTTTATTATATTTAGGACACTAATTAGATCGAAGCAACCGAATCGGTTGTTGGTAGTGGGAAGATTGATTCCCACCACTGATATGCTAGTGTAACACTAAATTCTTCAATCTGGTCACCTGAAGCCCAATCAAGATCAATTGCAGCAACGTCAGTTGGAAATGCACCAACAATGTGATACTGCTTGATCAATTCACCGGTCTTAGCAAACTGTGAAACCCAAGCATCTGCCTGATAAAGGTTAGCAGTTGCTAGTGCAGGGTTACGGAGGTTGCCAACGTGTGAGTTGAGTCCAGACATCCATAGTTCTAGGTTATTACGGATACGGAAGTTTTCATCGTTGATAACGGTGAAAGACCAATCTGTAAATGTGCGGGTACCAGCAACCTTGATTTCACGTCCAAAATATGGAACTGAAATTGAAGATACGCTGTCACCTGGTAGCGATGTTGCTCTTGCCTTGAAACGAATTTCCTGGTCAAGAGCGGTGAAACCTGCTGCCGGAGGTAGGTTCATCACAACCTCAAATAGAGAGGCACGTGCCCCGTCTAGTTGTAGGCTTGCTCTGAAATTTTGAACATTAAATGCCATTTGTTATTTCTCCTTGTCTCTCTATTTATTAGAATTTACCGACGATTTCGGAGAAAGCAACTCCGGTGCTGACCGCTACGAAGTTCAACTGGATGAAGTTGATTGAGCGGGCTGGCTTGATGTAGATATCACCAACGAAGCGGTTGCTGTCGATGACCTCTGGTGTATTGTTTGTTTCGTCACAAACTACCTTATAATCAAAAATACCACGACGGCCCTTGACATCACGGAGGAATGGTTCTACTAGAGCAACAAACTGTGAACGGGTAAATTCATCGTTGAACTCGAATAGAGAATACTTGGCGGCCTTGGAAATTGACTTTTCAAGGGTAATGAATAGGCGACGAACGTTGATACGATCAAATGCCGATGGCTTGTTGGTCATTGTCTTATCGCCGTATAGAACTGTTCCTAGACCCTGCATTGTTACAACTGGGTTGATGGAGTTCTTGTATAGGTTATCACGATCTGTCTGGTTTGGTGACCATGCAAGTTGTGTAACATTCTTGACTAGACCACGATTTAGACCTGCTGGTGAGAACCATGGATCTCTTGCCATGTCTGTGTATGCACATAGACCTGCAATGTCACCGTTTAGTGGAACCCAACGATATACCTTGTTATACTTGTCAAACTGCTTCTTCCAACCAGAATCCATAACGGCATAGTTAGATGGGTTATAGTTTTCTTTGGTTGCAATAATAGCAAGTGTTTCACCACCTTGATTGTTTACAACATCGTCCATTTGTGGAGATAGGAATGTAACAAGATCTTTTCTTGATTCAGCAATATTATCGACAACATATTCCGCAACTGTTGAATCATGTGGACCAGTCATTAGTAGTGAAACATCAACTTTATCGATATTGTTGAATAGATCATAAGCCTGTGTTAGATCACCAGTGGTTGGTGTACCAACTGAACCACCAGATAGTCTTGATGTTACTGTATTGGCAGTATCAAATGTGGTTGTTAGTGATTCGGAACCCCAATTGGTAACGTCAGCAGGATGCTTTAGAATGTAAAGATACTGTGATCTATCTTCGATTACGTTTACATAGTAGTTAGAAGAACCATCATCGTTCTTAGCATCAGATGCCTTAGAAACGTATGAGAATTTTTCTAGGATTGTGTTTGGAACACCAGTAAACTTACCACCAGCGTCAACAACGATAATGTGCATTTCGTCGTTAGCACCTTGACGATCTTCGGTCCACTTTGATGTGCCTGTTGGACCATTGAAGTTTGGTGAATATTCCCACTGAGCAAACTTTGTGGTATTTGCGGAAGAGAACATTGAAACTTTGATGCTATTACCTAGTTCACCAGGATAACGTGCAGCAAATGGGCCAGTATTTGCGGATGCTGATAGATCCTTATACTGTAGGTCATAAACGTCTTGGTTCTGAATGACGATATTATCGACACCACCAGTAGCGTTATTTGCCTTAGTTAGATCAGCAGCACGAACCAACTGTAAGTTCTGTGCATATGAAAGAAAGTTTGCAGCGGTAAAGAATGATGTAAATGTGTTCTGGCTTGGCTTACCGAACCATCTAACAAGTTCTACCTCGTTAGAAATGGTCATAACCTTGTTTACAGGACCCCAATCAAAGTCGCCGGCAAAACCTCCTGCTGTAGTGGATAGTGATGGTACGATTGTAGTCAGATCAATTTCGGACCAAATCACTCCAGGGGAAAGTTGATATGCCATCTTTTACTCCTTTTTATAGGTTGGAATGGTGTAGAATATCCATTTCTACTTATTTAGCGTTTTGATGTTTTCCAAAACTATAGTCTTGGGTCCCAATTGTCGTGGATATACAGACCATCCTTATCACTTTTCAACCATAGGTCACCGTTGTCATCTTGTTCCACATAATCATCTAAACCGTTGTCAATAAAACCAAAAGGTACGTTCTCCACATCTTGAAGATAACCAAGTTCTTTCTGTAGAGCATATCTAATGTCGTTTGAAACTGTTTCTTTGAATAGTTTTTGTGCTGTCAACCAACCAAAATGAACCAATGTCATGGCCAAGTCGTCGTTGGTTCCTTCTTCTGCCTTGAATGTCTTTTTATCCGCAGCAAAAGAAAATAGTTCTGTAATTGTATCTTCATCATTGAGAATAAGTTTATCACTCTCAACCAGGGTTTTGAGGTTAGCACAACCGATCATCTTAGATTGTGCGGTAATCTTTAGACCGAATGCCAACTTATTCTTACCTGCCGCAAACCCACCTGAGGCCTGCATACCTTGTTTGCCTTTTATCTGGAATTTCATAAGATTTTCGTAGTTCAATTCAAAATGCAGAATGTCGGCCACCTGTAAACCAATTGAATTGATTTCAATAAGGACAAATGCTTCGTTGTATCTAGTTGCTGCCGAGTATATTACGGCAGGTAATAGCATAGGACTAATTTCGTTGTTTCTATATTTAGCAACTTGTTTATACGGAATCTCTGTAACGTCAAAGATAGAGAATGTCGAATAGTCTAATCCTTGACCCTCCGAAACATCGGCACACAAGACATATGTATGTTTTGGAATAGGATCTTCAAATACATCCATACATTCGTTTCTATAGATAGGTTCTTTCCAATGCAATGATGCTAGTTTAGAACCGGAAATAAGAGTATTGGATGAACCTAAGAACTCACAACCAAACTCTTGGTCGAACTGTCTTTGAGAGGTGTTTCTGATAGTTTCTTCTGCCCACTTGGCATCACGACCAGGAACCATACTCCAGTGAATTTCGATAGGTACATAGGTACTGGTCTTTTCGACCGCTTTCGTCCATAATTTGTAAAAAAGATTCATGCCGTTTGGTGTCGAAACAATAACAACCTTTGAACTTTGACCAGATGAAATAGTAGGATAGGTTGAGTTGAAAAACTCCTCCGCCATATTATTAGGTACGAAGGCAAACTCGTCCAGAAAAATCAAGTTGAACGAGAAACCACGGACAGAACTACCGCTCGTGGAGTCAGCCAGAACTCTCGATCCATTAGCTAACCAAATAGAACCTTTATTCCACTCTTTGATGCCTTGCTTGAGGAACATAGGTAGATACTCGAACGCAAGTTTCAACTTACCTAAAAGTTCTCTTGCTGTTGGAGCACGGTTAGCAAGGATTGCCACAACAAACTGTTCATTGAACAAAACTTGGTGTAGAATATAGGCCACGGATGTTGTAGATTTTCCAACCTGTCGAGGTAGTTTACATATAGAAAAACGATTTTCGTGGAATGTATTCAACATTTTCTTTTGAAAGTCCCACATAGAGAATGGTATGAGACCTTTATCGACGTTGATGATTTTTATGTATTTTTCAGCAAAGTAAACAGGATCGGCAGCACATTTGATATATTCATCCAACTCATGTTGAGTAAATGAATGTCTGTATTGCTCATTAGGGAGATTGGGGTTTGATTGATAACTAAACGGTAATCTGGCCATATTTTTCTGCTCTATATCCTTTATATGTCCATCCGTGTATTAGATTGGATTGACCATATTTCAAATCATTGTCTCTACAGAATTGAGAGAGGTTTACTATTATTTCTGTTTGACCATCAGGATAAGTTATAATCCATTTTGAACTTTTGTTCATGGCCTTTTTATATTTATGCTCGGCCGACTGTTTATGACCTTTTTTCTTAGGTTTTCTCAAAGCCTGCTTATGCTTTTCGGACTTTGGTTTACCTGTAAGGGATTTACGAATGGCATCTTTGGTTTCATCTGTATGTCTTATAGGTATGTAATCCATAGGAATACAGTTACTATAATCATCGTAGTCAATAGGATGATCTGGTGGAAGAATATTGAGTGCTTCTGATAGAGGACAATAAATAGACATGCTGGCGCTCCTGTTTAGCGTTAGAGTCCGTGGGAGGTGGTGCTCCGTGACGGACATTCCTATTTAGTTTTCTATAGTTTTCTGCTCGTCTTCCTGCTGTTTCTGTTTGATTGCCGACAATAGTTCGGCAGTAGAACCTACGAATACGGCCTGTTCCACGTTGATGTGGTCTGCACCCTTCTTTCTTGGATCGGATGCAGGATCAGGTTCTTTTAGGTCCCTTTTCATTTTCTGTAGGTTATATAGGTCCTTGGACGTTTCTCCTACAGTTTTTATCAGGTTGGCAACTACCTCAAACCCTCTAGCGGATTCGTTCTGTCGTGCAATAGTGGAAATGTCCTCTAATGCATCATTACCCTTTTCAATTAGATTACGAAGGGTATTTCTAACAAGTAGATAATCTTCATCTTGATCGTCAAGAGGTTCTACTTGATGCACAGGTTCATATGGAACCACTTCTTTTTTAGGTGGTTCCTCGTGGTTGATGCCTAAGGCATCTGATAAGTTTTTCTCAAGTCCCATAATAATTCACTTTACTGTTTTCTCAAATGTTCCAATATAACAGTAGGATCATTTGAAAGTTTACCTTTTTCAATCAATTTCGAAACTTTTTTTAGTTCGCTGTCAGGATATGTTTTGATTTCGGTAAGAATATTATCCAACTGTTCAACATATAGTTTTTCTTCATCAGTCATTTCACTAATTATATATTTGTCTTGCCATCCATAATTAGTTTTCTCATAGACAACACCTTCAATTTTTTGAAAACGGTCTAATTCTGGTGGAGGTAAACGTGTAAATCTTTCGTAACCTTTTGGAGGGTTTTCTGGATTCAGATCAGGATGAAACATACGAAGATTCCATCCTGCAATAGGATGATCTACTGCTTTGCCTTTTTCCACTCTAATGTATAGTTCTTCGTCCATTTTATTCCCACTCAATAGTTACAGAACCGGCAGTACCATTACCACCATTAGTGCACCATTGACTACCACGATAACCGCCTACACCTGCACTACCTACTGTTACCGTAACATTGCTTTTCCAAACAGGAGTATTATCAGTTATAAGATGTGTCCATTCTTTTATTGCTCTACCGCTGTCACCACCTTGTCCACCATCTGAATATACACCGCCTGGTCCAGATCCGTGTCCTCTTGAACCGCCTGTATGTCCTGTAGTGTTTGTGTCGCCGCCAGTACCTACTGAGTCTGCCGCATCTAAGTCACCTACACCATATCCATAACAACCACCTTGTGATGCACCGGCGCCACCAGGACCTACAACAGGAACAGTTGATCCAAATCTTGAGGTACCACCTGAGGTACCAGGTCCGCCGCCCCAACAATACAAATATGGAAAGTGATCGGATCCACCACCTCCACCGCCTGAACCTCCTATTACATCAACTGTAAGTGTAACAAATGGTGGAACAAGAAATGTATATGTACCTGGTGTGGAATATGTTCTTGAACCAGGTGCTGGTTTAGAATAGGCGTCGGATAATTTGATTGTGCCTTTTTCTTTGCCTGCCAAATAACGAACATCCCAATCAGACAAGTTTATCTGTTGATTGGTGTTACCTCTTGCTAGATTGGATATATCTGATAAAGATATAGGGCCATTACTTTGAAGTGCCATTTTTATCCTTTGTTTATTTTAGATGACAACTCATTTATGGCTTCGATTAGTAGAGGAACAACTCTTTCATATCTAACTGCTTTTGTTCCATCTGGTCTTGTAATAACGGCCTCTGGTAGTACCTTTTCTAATTGTTGTGCAAGGACACCAACATCATGTTTTCTAATAAAGTAGTCATCAAGACCTCCATGATTGTTGATATATTCTTCTGACCAATCGAACTCAACACCTGTAATTGAGTTTACTTTTTCAAGTGCATTAGGTATTTTTGTTACGTTTTCTTTGAATCTTTCGTCAGATGTAAAGAATCCGGAAATGTCACCATATGTTCTGATATCACCGGATGATGTAATTTTTCCTTGAACAGTGACATTAGATGAAATGTGTGCGTTGCCGGTATTTGCATAAATGCTGGATAGAACTGTGCTTCCTGATGCATTATAGAAATAAAGATAGGAAATACCAGATGCAGGGTTTGCCTTGATCTTTACAGTTTTGCCAAAAGTAGCACCATTAGAATCCAGAATATGTGAACCAGATGCAAATGTGCTTGTACCATAAACTACAAGATTACCTTCTGCGGTAAATGTTCCAGTTGATACACCATCTACAGTATTGATTTTGGAATTTGCTGTACCAAATGCGGCATTTACTACAGTATATGCGGAGTTTATCTTGAAGAATCCAGCATTAGCAGCACCATAAGCAACATTGGTAACATTATAGGATGAATTAGCAACTCTATATGATGCCGTGGTATTTGTAGAAACACCATTAGCAAATACAAAGGCAGCGGATGCATTGACGCCTGCACCAAGAGCAAGTATTGTGCCTACATTTGCCTGACTCCACGCCAAATCGGATCTGACATATGCAGCATTGGCCTGATCAAAACCTGCCGCAGCATTTCCATCTACTACTGATAGAATAGCATTGATTGTATTAGCAATACCACTAAGATTTAGAATTAGATTGATAGCAGTATTAGTTGCGGTATAATATGAGAAGAATGTGGTATTGACCGTATTGGCAAGGTCAAATGCGGCTTTAGCATTAGCAGCAGCACCATTTACTGTATTAGCAATTTGTGTGGCAGCCTGGGCCGAACCAAGAACAAGATTAGCATATCCATATGCATCATTGGCAACATCAAATGCGGATGATGTTAGAAATAGAAGATCACCATCAGTAGTATCGACTACGGTAATAAGATTAGCAAGGTTTGAAGTAACATTGCTTACATTATTATAAAGTTCATTGAAGTTGTTACTTGCTTTACCGAACGCATTTCTTAGCGTATCACCGGTACCATCATTAGCATTTGTTCCAATGTTGATTGTCTGTTTTGCCATTGCCTTTTCCGCAGTTGTTCGTTAGGTATTTATAATTCTGTTTCTGGCCATTCGGTGACTTCAATATTATAACCATAATCATCGGTAGGTTGTGCCGTTGATGGATCTGGAGTAATTACTATCTCTGCAAGTTTCATTGATATGACATAGAATGAATCTAATGTGCATACGCCGTTTGTAGATAATGCATGAATTTCAGTATTTACCTTGAATGTTCCTTGAACCGCACCAATCACCATCTGATCTAAATCGGAGTTATATTTGACAACCGAACCATATGCAGTAGCAGTCTGATATGTATTACCCTGATAGACCATATCATCTACTTTGAATACACCATTAGCATTGGCCACATTTATTCTGGCAATGTAACCAGACTGTAATGCAGGATCGTTGTAAATGTTGGTGTAGATAGAACGAATGATCTTTGGATATGAGATTGGACCATAGTAATACATCTTCATGGTAAAGTTTAGTGTCCAATTGACATATCTTACTGAATCATAATCACCCTCATACTGAATATCATTAGAGACATTGTTGAGAATGATTGGAACGTCCTTATACATTCCTAGATCAGGAATCATATTAGTGGTAACTGTAAAGTCAGGATTGAAGAACGGTAAAATCTGCTCTACAATATGGGTACCGTCGTCAATGTTTCTTGTATAAATATTCAATTGAAAATTGATATCATACGGAACACCCATATAAGACGCCGAAACATGAGTAGTGGTATTCGATCTTGCGGCCTTTAGTAATGAGTTTTGTTTGCGAGAGGCATCATAGGTAATACCAGTAATCTCGAAACCCATTCTTGGTAGCATAACCTGAATTTGTCTTAGCAAATCTGGATCAGAGAAGATACGAGTAACCATCTTCTCTTTTGGTGAATAAACCAAAGGAACACGAAAGCGATTGACCTCCTCACCGGACTGGTCATTCTTTCTAACTACAATGATATCATCAAACAAACGGCCGAATAGAACGACCGCCTTACGAGTAAGTTGATGATAGAATGGACTATTACCTAACATTTATGGTGTTCCAAATGGATTGAACTCGGACAAATCTAAAATCTCTCCGGCATCGGTGTTTAGTTGTTTGTTGTCGAACATATCATATTCCGACAAATCTGAGATTGTATCGACATTGATAGTAGTATAAATGGCATTACTGGTATTACCAATTATCGTATAGTTATTAGTAAACTGACCAACAATGTTATAGAGTTGCAATGTATTATTAGATGCAAACCACTGTTTGACAGTTGCCTGTGCATATGCAGAATTTATATTACTGTTAGATGACTGATATACAGTTTCACCCATAAAGTAATCGATGGGTGAAATATTTGCAGAAGGTACAAGATTGATATTGATTGTATAAAGATTGTCTGTACCTACCTGATCAACTTCATCAATACCAGTAGCAATCTGTTCCTGAGAAGCACGGAAGGCCTCACATTTCAATTCATACACATAAGGTAGTTTCTTACCGATTTGGTGGAACATAACTTCATGTTCAACAAACTTTACTTCAAACATTTTATGAAGAATAGGAACATAGACAAGATCACCTTCTTGTGGTCTTTGTCTAATAGAACCAGGCATAATGCTACGGACTGATCTGCGTGATATAACAAAGTTATCGTTGTCTCTAATCTCTAAACCAAACTTAGAGAAAAAGTCTTGCTGTCCTTCGTGCCCACCAACATTCAATAGATATGCCTCAATTAGATAGGCCTTCTTGAATGCCGAGTTTTTATATTCACCAAAGATCATATCACCTTCATCAAATGATTCTCTTGGAATATAATAAACGTTGTGACCCATAATCTGGATGGATTCAACAATAAGGTCTTCCATCAACAAATGTTCATTGTTGATTCTTTCTTGTGACGGATAATTGTTGAAATAACGGTTGACTGCCATATTATCCTACTAGGAATCCTGGTGGTTCTTGATAAGTATCACGAATAGTTTGCTCTAAGTCTTTGATTTCTGCCACCGCTTCGTCAAAAACTTGCTGGCCATTCATGGTTATACCACCTGCCAACTGCATTCCACCATATTTCTTCATATTATTTCCCCACTGACGCTTGATATATGCTGTACCTAAGGCCTTGAGCATACGATCATTCCAGAATAGGTTATAGGCATTTGGATCGGTAACGACACGACCTTGTGCAATGATAAACTGTCCTTCTTCAATATCACTACCCCAATCCCAGTCGATATAGAGACGGTTGTTGATCTTGTTATAACGGATTGGTGTTTCACCTGAGAAGATCATGTCCAATGTTCTTAGATGCTGCATGGTTAGAGCATAATTGACATAGGAGGTGGATGAAAGATCCCAGAGGTCGTTTAGACGCAACTGGTACCTTAGATCGAAAAATGTCATGGATTGATTGGTGCCACCGACAGGGAATACCTGAGTAACGGAATTTACACCTTCGGACATTTGAATATAATTGTTGGCAATATCACCGGCGGTGATTTGATGTTTTAGATATGACTTTTCGGTTCCATCATAGTGGAATTCCTGAAAATATTGGACTGCAATAGTTATACAATCTTCGGCCTGCACATCATCAACGTTGACCTTGATTACAGGTTCACCTAGTTGACGAAAGCAAAGAGCCTTAAATTCTTCTCTATTTGCTGGTGCTGACTGTGACATGGCAATCCTTTTAGTAGTTATTCATACTATTTAGGATTCCTACCGAAACTTAGGACCCTCTACCCATATCACAATTGATTTACGAACACCTGATAAAACAGGGGTCACACGATGAATCATAAATGAAGGAAAAGCAATAATAGTTCCTCTTTCCATACAAATTGTCAAAGGATTTTTTTCTTGCCCGGTATTTATTTGAAAATCACCACCTTCAAATTCATTTCTATCATTCAAAAGCATAACAAGTGTAAGTTTTCGGGTATCAAGCATTTTCATAACAGGTTCTAATTCATAACCAAGTACCGTATCACCGTGCCAATCATATTTACCTTGTTCATTTCCATTATACACTGTATATTGAATAGTATTATATCCATGCAGATCGAATTGATAAAACTGATCATTTATGGATTCAATCACATTATTATAGGTATCAAATATCCAGGATGTTTCATCATTTCTTTCGAAAAATTTAATATCCGAAACTCTGACCGATCCATCTACTGTCTGTCCGTTTTCTTTTACAACTCCACCTCTATACAAATCAAATTTACTACACATATTTTCAAAATGATCTAATTGGACGTTGGTAAAAGCATCTTTCCACCACACATAAAATGGTGTTATTCTTCTTCTAGTAAAGGTATCATTATGTATCATATTATATCTTTCATTATGTGTTAAATAGATTCAATTTTTATTGTAGGAAGTGTGTTTGCCGATGCTGAATTAGTAAACGTAATTGTCATATCTTTATTAGGAAATTCTTTGTAAAGTTTCACAAAGATTTCGTTAAAATAACTAAGAGGATCCTTTGAAGGATCTGTTGGTGAATCTTTATCAATTGTATAATTAAATTCATTTTTTTCATGTAACATTGATTCAACCACATCCAAATTTGGTTGGTTGTTAGCTAACATTAATTTTTCTTTTAGTAAAAACCACTCTGATGGTGCACCCTTTTCTATTGAATAAAGTATATCTTCTCTCGTTGGATTAAAATTAGTACCTAAAGGTACATTAATGTCAGACTGACATCTTACCGGATAACCATCAGAAGTTCTTGCTATATCTCCTACAGCATCAAAATGTGTTGCCAAAGAATCTTCGGTAATAATATCTGTCCAATATCTAACAACAAAAGAATTATTCTCTTTATCAATTTCGATTATTCTATAGTAGATTTTAATATTATTTTCCATTTAATCCCTCTATTTTATTAGACTTGTCCGCCATTAATTGTACCTGCATTTATATATGTGATGTTGGTAGTACCAGAAACACCACTACCAATACCACCTGCTTGTCCAGACAGACCAATACCACCTGCTTGTCCAGACAGACCAATACCACCTGGTTGTCCAGACAGACCAATACCACCTGGTTGTCCTGCTAATCCCGTTAGACCAATACCGCCAGGTTGTCCTGCGGTACCAATACCACCTGCAACACCACCACCGCCGCCGGCGAATATAGGACCGTTGACACCGGCGTTACCGCCTTGACCAATTGAACCACCTCGACCACCTGGGCCGGCAGGAACACCGCCGCCTGAACCGCCTGCTCCGCCAGCGCCGCCTGTATTTCCTAATCCAGCTTGGCCAACTTGTCCTGGAGATGCAGGTGGACCATATGGTCCAAACGGCGAAAGGGCGCCGCCGGCACCTACAGGAGATCCACCACCGCCGCCGCCGCCGCCGCCGCCGTATGAATATGAACCGCCACCGCCGCCGCCACCGCCGCCTCCGCCGCCAGCAGCACCACCGGCGCCGCCGCGTCCGCCGGGCCCGCCTGGACCACCAATTCCTCCTCGACCACCAGTGCCACCTGCGCCGCCTGGGCCGCCTGGGCCGCCGGCGCCGCCTGGCCCACCTGATCCTCCGGGACCACCGGTTCCGCCAGTAATAGTTGTTGTATTATTCAATAGAATTTTTATTCCTGAAATAGTATCTGCTCGAAAAGCCACACCTCCAGATTGACCGTTATTTCCTACACCGCCGATGCCGCCGTTATTTCCTACACCGCCGATGCCGCCGTTATTTCCTACACCGCCGATGCCGCCGGCATTTCCTACACCGCCGATGACTCCTATTAGACCATTATTTCCTCTACCTCCGATGCCTCCAGCGCCGCCCGCTTGTCCTGCACCTCGACCGCCGCCGGCGCCGGCACCACCTCTGCCGCCTGCACCGGATGCACCAGGTTGTCCGGCGGTCCCGGCGGCACCAACACCACCTACGGTACCATTTGCACCAGGATTTCCTGTATTACCAGCGGCACCAACACCACCTACGTTACCTGCGGCTCCGGGGTTACCTACTGTTCCTGATGCACCGACAGCACCAGTAATCGTGGCAGCATTTTTGATATACAGTAGCGAACCTCCCTTCCAGGATGTTCCTGTTCTAAATGCTGGTGTTGCAACGGAAGAACTACCAATGTTGGCATTGATAAAACAAAGTAAGTTTAGAGGGTATGCTGGGCTACCCGATGTAGAATAAAGATCGACATTGTTAGTTGCTGCCGAGAGAGTTACGATCTTAGTTGGTCTAAGAATAGGAAATAACATCATGGTTGTTTGTGCCTTTATCCTTCTAAATTATCTACAATCAGGAATATATGTACCGTAAAGGTTTGTACCATCGCACCAGAATGAGAATACGTCAGTGGTTGATGCGGTAGTTGATAATGTTGGTGCTACTGCGGCAGGCCACTTGAATACCGATCCCCATGTGGTGATGGTTTTAGAACCTACGCCATCCTGCTTACATATGAATATATAGGAGCCAGCCTTTAGATTGGTTGGGTTTGCCATTGTTCTACCGGTACCAGATAGTGTCACGGTTGCCATTCTTGATGTTGATGCATCCCATGAGATTGTACCAGAGGCATCGGACAATGAGGTTACGGTCATTGACTGTGCGGCCAGGCCGGTATTGAATGGGGAATAGCTAGAAACCGCACCAGCAGTATCGGCATAACCAGCAGAGATTTTCTGCCAAGAACCTAAAGCATTAGCTTCATTATATCTGATGGCAAGGTAAGGTGTGGATACGTTTCTTGGAATAGCAAGTTGCATACCATACGAACCAGCACCAGTGGCTGCATAATCGTTGCCTAATCCAATATATAAACTATAATATTGGCCGGCACCGTTTACACCAGGTCCGTTAGTTGATCCTTGAACAAATCTCCAACCAAAATTATAAGATGGTGTTGTGGCATCAAATGCTGTTCTTGTGCTGTGATTATCGCCCATGTTATTGAAAACACGGTGTTCATCGGTAATGTTATCAATAGATGCAGAGAGTGTACCACCAAGTGTCAAACTGCCTGTTGATGTTACTGTTCCTGTAAGAGTTAGTCCGGAAACCGTACCAGTGCCGGAGACAGAGGTAACACCAGATGATGTGACATAACCAGCAGATCCGGTAACAGATGTTACACGACCATAGGCATCGACTGTAATAGCGGAAATACCGGAAGAATACGATGCTGCGCCAGCACCTGCTGTTGCCAAATCAACTGTGATTGCTGTGGTGCCGGTCGATGTAACACGTCCTGATGTACCAGAAACAGTTGCAACCTTTGTACCAGCAACCGCATTGGCAGCATTGGCCATGACACCAGCATAGTTATTTGCTGCCGTAGTTGATGTATTGGTATAGGCGTTAGCGGCACCAGTCGAGGTATTCACATAAGCATAATCCATACCAGAAACGGCAACGTTTGATGCGCCGGTGATGCGACCATATGCGTCTACAGTAAGAACTGGAATCTGTGTGGCGCCGCCGTATGTGGTAGCAGTTACACCAGAGGTTGAAAGGTCAAGATAGACAGTTTCGATACCACTGACACTAACAGTATTGGCCCAAACTCTTGCCGTGCTATTACTTGTAACAGAGGAAACTTTGGTATTTGACCAATCATTAGCAGATGACACAGAAGTATTGGTATATGCTCTGGCAGTTACCAGGTTAGCATCTACAATGGTCTGTGTCCAGGCATTACCGGAGTTAGCCATTGCACCGGCATAGTTGTTAGCAGAAGTAACATCAGTATTGGTTGCAATGTCATACCAGGTAGTACCATCTTCTGTGAGAGTCCATGTATCTGAACCTTCTCTCCATAGAATGGACACATTAGCGGAAGAACCACGTTTGATTTCAATACCAGCATCTTCCGATGGTGCCACCGCAGCAGGAATATCATTATTGAGTGTAATGATACTATCACCAATCAATAATGTCTGTGTATTGGCATAAGTTGTATTACCAGAAATGGTAAGATTGCCTTGAATAACAAAATCACCAGTAACGGTATCTCCGGCCTTCTTTAGATAAGTTGATCCTGCATATGTGTTAGCATTATTAGCAACCACGCCGGCCTGGTTAGCAGCGGCAAATGCCGCATTGGCAATAACACCTGCTTGGTTGGCAGCACCAAAGGCACCATTCGCAACAGTACCAGCACCATTGGCCATTACACCAGCATAGTTATTAGATGATGTTCCAACGACTCCTGCATAAGCATTGGCACCAATACCTGTGTTATAAGCCAAGACGTTTGCGGAGTTGGCCTTATCAAAGGCAGCATTGGCAACAGTATAGGCGTCATTAGCCTTATTGAAAGGAGGAGATAAGTCTGGTGTCAGTGAAGAAGCATAAGCATTGGCGGCGTTTGCCATGACGCCGGCATAATTGTTAGCAGAAACGGCAGTATTTGCTAAATCGCTTGATACTGTGTTTGCCTTATCAAATGCTGCATTAGCAACCACATAACCAGCATTTGAAGAAGTATATGCGGCATTTATAACACCAAAGGCACTGTTGACTGCTGCATAAGTTGTATTGGAGTGACCAAAGGCAGCAACAGCATTTGTAGCAGGCCCTGTGTTATTTTCATTGACATTTTCAAATCTACCGTTAGCGGAAACATAACGAATCAAATCGCCGTTAGTAAGTGATCCGTTGAAGTGTGCTAATTCGTCGTCAGCAAGTGATGAACCACGCTGAACCGCAGCAAAGATCATGCCTACTGTGGAAGACTTAGTAATAACAGTACCAATTTGCACTTTATTGTTTGGAGCAGTTGGTTTGGTATTCTGTAATGCACCAGGATTTGATGAACTTACATAAAGGATATCACCTTCACTAAACATACTGGTATCGATCTTACGAACTTTACCAAATGTTGTGACAAAACCTTCTTCGCCGTTCGGAATATCTTCTGTAGCAATACCAAGAATATACTTAGAGTCATATGAGTTATTAGCAATGGCACGACGGACAGTTAGTTTACCAGAATTTCCTACTGTAGAAAGATACGCAACTGCATTGGAATTGTAAATAGTTTCCCCGGACTGATTCAATACTCTATAGTATTGCTCTTGACCAAGTTGCAATATAGACTCACCTGTACCAACATCAAGTGTTTTGTCGTCTGGATTCCAAGTTACTTGGCCTTCTACAACCTGACCGTTAGCAGCAGTTAGAGAAGTTGTGTCAAAGAAAATACTATTGACACCTGCAAGGTTATCCCTAATGTTTAGTGTACCGTCGAATATAACACCATCGGTATTAGCAAGTTTGGTGTTTGCCCATCCATTAGCAGAGTTGGACATAACACCAGCATAGTTATTGGATGCCTGTGTAGAAACGTCCGTATAAGCATTAGCACCAATACCGGTATTATATGCAAGTAAATTGGCAGCATTGGCCTTATAATATGCTGCATTAGCAGTATCATATGACGACTCAATGAATAGAATATCGTTGGAAAGATTAGCACGATCAAATGCTGCCTGGGCTAATGTTAGAGTTGCATTAGCATTTGTATATGCTGAATTTGCTACGGTATATGCAGCATTGGCAGTATTGAAAGCAGGTGATAAATCTGGTGTCAGTGAAGATGCATAAGCATTGGCAGAATTTGCCATCGCACCGGCATAGTTATTTGCGGCAGTAGTAGAAACATCCGCATATGCATTAGCACCAATACCTGTATTATAAGCAAGGACATTAGCAGAGTTGGCTTTATCAAAAGCAGGTTTTAGATTAGCAGTAATAGTAAAAGAATCGGTAAAAATATCGGCAGATAATTCAATATTATCACCTTTATCAATAGTAAGATAGTCACCCGAGGTATCAGCAACGAGTAGTGATCCGGCGACGTTTACTACGCCAAAACTATCAGCACCTCCGCCGCCGCCACCTCCGCCAGCAACTTGGACGATATGTGAGGTTAGATTTTTATAATAAAGTTTACCATCCGCATAGTTGATGGCAAGTTCACCATATTCTAGCGTAGATGGAACTTCATTAGGTGTAGATGATTTCTTGAGTTTGATTACTGTGTTTGCCATTAAAAGTCGTCATTCTCGTCTTCCGGCTGATCATTTGCCACAGGAGCATTTTCAACCTCGGTTGTCTTTTTCTTATTTATAACTTTTTTAGGAGGCGGAATTAGTTGTGTGAGTTTGACGATTTCGGCCTCCTTTTCAGAAAGTCGGCCTGTCATAGTGGCATTTTCTAATTTTAGTTTTTCAGTCTCATTTTTCAGATTTTGAAGTTCATTCTTTAGAGTATCATATTCATTGTTCTTAGTCAACAATGCTTGTTTAATTTCATTCATCTGTGAGGTCAAAGCATCCATATGTGAGACTTTATTTTTTATAGCCTCATATGATGCCTTTATATTATCTGCTTCCTCAACACTTTTCTCAACACTTTTGGTTAGTCCCGACGCCGTATTCTTACATTCGTCCAACTGCTCCTGGAGGGATGCTATCAAAGCATCCTTCTCAGGAACAATTTCTGTAGCGAGTCTTAGTTGAGTTCTCAACTGTAATATTGTTGACACTTGATCGTGGATCATACCCATTGCATGATCAACATATGCATTTATATACTTTTGTGGGTCACTCATATTCTAATTCTCCAATATTACTGTTAGAAATTACCTCCGTCGAGCATTCCAAACTGTGGAACACCAGAACTATTCACTTGTAAGACATTACCTTCGGTACCAGCGGCGGTAACCTTTAGATCACCCGATGTATTACCGAATAGGATACCGTTTTCGGTGAATGAAGTCTGACCTGTGCCGCCGTATGGGACTTTGACTACGCCGGTGCTGATATAAGAACCATTAGCAGCATTTGTATTAGCGGCACCGCCAACAACATCAGCATATGCATTGGCCGATGTTCCTACGGAGTTAGCAAATACTCTTGTATAAGCATTAGCAGAGTCACCAACTACCTGTGCATATGCATTACCGGATGAACCGACAACTACTGCATAAGCATTGGCCGCTGCTCCAACAAAATCAGCGTAAGCATTGCCTGACTGTCCTACTGTTACAGCATAAGCATTGGCCGCATTTGCCATGAATCCTGCATAATTATTTGCTGATGATCCAACCGAGTCTGCATAACCATTTGCAGAGTTGGCCATAACACCGGCATAACTATTTGCAGAAGTTGTAGCTGTCTCAACATCTGTATTGGATGCGATATTTAGATAGGTAGAACCGTCATTTGTAAAGGTCCACTTTTCTGATGTTTCATTCCATAGAACAGAAACGTTAGCGGATGAACCACGATTGATTTCCATACCTGCATCTTGTGTAGGTGCTGTAGCACCATCAAGATCGGAATTTAGAACAAAGATATTATCGCTAACAAGTAGTGACTGGGTATTGACATATGTAGTCGTGCCAGTAACAGTTAGGTTAGCGGTAATGTTTAGATCACCAGTTAGTGTGCCGCCTGTAAATGGTAGATATGTGCTAGATGCATAAGCATTAGCAGAATTGACCATTTCGCCAGCATAATTATTAGCAGCAATTGCCGTATTGGCAAGATCAGATGCTACTGTATTTGCTTTATTATATGCAGCATTAGCCTGTGAGTAGGCATCGTTGGCAACCAATGATGAATTGGCGGCCGCAAACGCAGCATTAGCAACGTTAAAAATTGTGTTTTGCTGATCTACATAAAACTTACCGCCAATGGCAATAACGCCAGTGCCGGTTGAATCACCGATAAAGAGTTTATCGGATAAAAATGAATACGCCTGTTCGGCAGCAGATAGTGAACCACCTGATGGTGTAGATGTTGTCGAACTTCTTTTGATTTGAATTGTTGTATTAGACATGACTTAAAATTCTCCTCCGTTTATGATGGGCAATTCTTCAACTACAAATTTACCACTTGCTGCATCATAAACTACTGTTTCTTTATCGTCGGCATCAGAGGCATCCACGTCTTTCAACTGCGTAAAATTTTGAACTCCTCCTCCACCCCCTGTTCCATTGAAGGTATTTATCAAAATTCGATTCTTAGGGGTCGAAGTGACTACTATCTTGGCCATTTGATTTACCTTGTGATAGATGGTGTAACAAACATTACACCTTCAATAAGTCTTGCTCTGATTCCTGTAAGTGTGTCATTAGTCTTTACATCAAAGAAATAAGTTCCTGCTGGAATATTAGCCGTATTTCCTGCATCTAATTCAACAAAAATTTCACCAGTATTGGCCTGAGGAATCGTGCAAACCAAACTTGCTGTAGCATTTATTGAAAGTATAGACTTTCTGATCTGTGCGGTTACAATGTAACCTGCAAGATTTTGTGCTTCGTTATTATTTTCTTCGTTGAGTTGGATCGTGGTGCTAAAATCAGCACCTTGATCCATGTATAGTTCTATGTATTCTGCCATTTTACCTTACTTTACGTCTGGAAGCCATGAACCATAAAGATTGGTACCGTCACTCACAAATGATATAACGTCTCTGGCACCTGGTGTAGAGGTTAGTTCTGGTGACACACCAGCAACCCATTTATAAACGCCGGCCGAAGCAAAGTCTAGTGTTCTACCTCCGACACCATCCTGGATCACATGGAGAATATAGGTACCAACTCTTAGATTAGAAGGAGCACCCATAACACGATTACCGGAAAGTGTAACAGTAGCAATTGAACCTAATGCGGCATTCCAATTGACAGTAGCAGCATCGGTCAATGTCTGTGATAGCATATTGGCATTGAATGTTACTGTACCTGTAAACGTTGGACTTGAAATAGATGGTGATGCCTTAGGTGCATACGTTGCCGTTGCATAGGCATTAGCGGAGTTTGCCATGACACCAGCATAGTTGTTTGCTGATGTAGGAGCGGTACTGACAGCATATCCTGTTAGGGTTGTTGTTAGTGATGTAGAGGTAACATATGTTGCTGATGTATAGTTATTGGTAGAAACACCTACAGATGATGCGTAGAGATTAGCAGCAACACCTACTGATGATGCATAACCATTAGCACCTGTGGCAACGTTATTTGCCTTTAGGAAGGCAGCGGTAGTATTAGCAGCAATACCGTCTGCATATGTATTTGATGTAATATAAGTTGTTATAGCATTTCTGGTATTATCGGTAAATGCCCAACCTTGTGCGGTTTCTATCCAAATGATTGAAGCATTACCTTTATTACCACGATTGATTTCAATACCGGCATTTTCTGTTGCTGTAACAGTATTCGGAATATCAGCATTTAGAACGATAATATTATCACCAACCATTAGGTTAGCGGTATTGACATATGTAGTTGAACCAGAAACAGTTAGATTACCACCAATTACTAGATCGTTGGTAATTGTTCCACCGGATTTAGCCAAGAATGTTGCTGTAGCATAACCATTGGCCGAGTTGGCCATGACACCGGCATAATTATTGGCAGCACCAGTGGATGTATTGGTATATGCTCTTGAAACTATTAGATTAGCATCAACAATGGTCTGTGCAAATGCATTACCAGAGTTAGCCATTGAACCCGCATAATTATTACCAGAGTTGGCCATTGAACCAGCATAATTATTTGCTGCGGTTGCTGTATTTGCTAGGTTATTGGAAGTTGCATTAGCAAGTGCAAAAGCGGAATTGAGAACAACATATGCGGCCGATAATCTAACATTATCGGTATTTGACTGAATATATGCAGCATTGGTAACGTCAAAAGCATTATTTTGAGCATACCAGTTATCTTGCAAATAAATTACGGTATTGGCAGTATCACCACCAAGTGTCTGTGCAAGACCGTAGGCATCATTTGCCTTATTTCTTGCGGTGTTTGCCTGAGTATAAGCCGCATTAGCAACCACATATCCGGCATTTTGTGAAACATATGCTGCCGATAGTCTAACGTTATCGGTATTGGATTGCTCAAATGCTGCATTAGTAACGGCAAAATTAGAATTGCCTCTTGTAAATGCCGAATTGGTAACAGTGAAATTGGTATTGACCATATCCCATGCGGCATTGACAACCACATAAGCGGCGTTCAATGAGACATAAGCACCAGATAGTCGAACGTTGTCGGTATTGGACTGTGTAAATACCGAATTTGTTAGAACGTAGTTAGCATTTCCAGATGTATATGATGCATTAGTTACGGTATAATTGGCATTTGTTCTTGTATATGCATCATTAGCAATATCGAATCCAACATTGGCAACAATATATGCAGAATTTAGAGAATCATAAGCACCGGTTAGTCTTACATTGTCGGTATTGGACTGGGTGAAGGCAGCATTGAGAACAACATATGCGGCCGATAATCTAACATTATCGGTATTTGATTGTGTATAAACAGCATTAGTTGTATCAAAGACCAAGTTCATCTTCAATTCTTGTTCATTCATATAAAGAATGACTTGGTTAGTCTTTAATCTCCATTGATCAAAGGTATCTGTGAGTGCTACATTTGATGAAATGCCCATTTACTTTACCAGTCCTTTTAGTAGTTCTTTTATCTCTTGCATGTCATTCTTTATAGAAGATACTTCTTCTCTCAACTCTATAAGTTCTCTGTCTTTTTGCTTACGAGCCTTATATGCTTCTAAAGCGGTATTATCCTTATTTATAAGAAATCCTTCCGGGCTTCTATAAAGACCACCAACATCGGTTTTGATATCTTTATGTTCCACTTCTACATCCTACCTTTCCGGAAAGAATTTCCATGAGTACCTGCCTCTCATTGAAATTCAAAACTTCTTCTTCAATGTCTTTACAACCATGAAAGTCCGAGGTAAATCTTATAATTTTTACCCATGAATCGACCTTTTCAGGATCATAATTCATCATTCGCATACATTTTCTTCCAACCTTCTCAATAAAGAATGGAGGAATAACAAGACATCCTAGACATACATGATTGTCTGTTATTGTAATACTGTATTCAAATCCTAAAAGAACAAGTGGTTTTCTTGTAACCTTACAGGTAGCATATATCTTGATCGAATCAAAGATATCAGCATTACCACAAATATTTGCTCTTTCGAAAATCTCTGCATTGTTTCTTATAATAGCATTATCATAAACAGTAGCATGATCGTGTATTAGAGCATGATCGGTTACAGTGGCATTTCCATATACCTGGGCCTGACCACATACTCTTGCATTACCATATACTTGTGCGTTACCGTATACCTGCGCCTGCGTATAAACTTTGGCATTACCATATACATAAGCATTGCCAAATACTCTGGCATAATCGTTGATGAAAGAATTTTCAGCAACCTTGGCATTACCAAAAACGGACGCATATGGTCCGACATAACAGGTTTCTTCTACTTGTGCGGTGTCCGCTACCCATCCACCACCTTTTGGGTGGCGATGGGCAGGAACTGGACCGTTACCATCATTGAAATCTACACCTTCGACCTTTTCGAGGTCATCCATACTAAAACTAAATTCCATGATGACTCCTTACATTTGAAGGGCAATACATCTTAGGTCACCGACCTTTGGATATATTGCTGAATTATCACTGAGTAGACCAATCTTTACAGAGAAAGACTTATATCCAGTGAAGGACAATCCGTCGTCGGTGGTATAAGTTACCTCACCGTTTGGACCTCTTAGTGAAGGCTGCTGACCAATCTGGCCGATTACTGTGTTACCAACAACCACGCCTGTAGAGTTGACAACGTTTGCGGTTTCACCAATTAGGTAACCGGTGTCGGACATTACATAGATTGTACCTTCGATACGGTCAACAGTGGTTTCCGTTGCGGAGGTTAGACCTACTAGAGTGTCACCAACATTGATTGTTGAAACACCAGAGATAAACATGGTGCTGCCGATTGTCAATCTATCTGGTGTAGTAGAAGGAATGTTATAGTTGTATTCAATGTAATCGTTACGATCATCCTTAGATGAATACTTACCATCTTCGATTCCTGGTCTTACCAATTCTACCCAACCCTTGCTTTCGAATGATGTTGAGGTATCTTCGGCATGAGCAAGTCTCAACCAAACCTTTACATCAGTTCCTGGTGGACGATATGCTGCAAGAATGACCTCCATATCTTCGGCATCCTGGCCTTCGGCAAGTGTTACTGTTCTTGAAATATACTTATTCAATAGAGCACCACCGGTAGCCAAAGTCTCATTGGTTGTATTAGAATTGATATGAGTATCAATATAGACAGAATGTGTCTTTGTTAGATCAAGTACCGGTGAAACAGTATTTGATCCGGTTCTCATACCAACTTTTACCATATTTGTTCTGTTACCAGAGAAACTATTGATTTCTTTGGTTCTTGAGTATAGCGCCTGCTCGGTTTCAAAGTGATAAGTTTCTGATGGTTCAATATCGAAATAAGCACCTTCGATTCCTGTATTGGAATAGGTTTTCATTTGGAAGTTGATATCAGTTCCTTTGAACTTCAACATTGAAGGTTCAAAAGATAGTGCTGAATATCTAAAGTTCTGAGTTGGATCAGCACCTTCAATAACACCTTGAACGCTTGTATCGGTCATGGCAAGGATAACGTCATTGGCTATGAATCCACCACCAGAACCGGTTAGGTGAAGCATACTCATTTCTGCACCGTCAACATAGAAGTTCAAGAAACCTCTTGCATTGGTAATAGTCGAAACTGTTGCATCAACACCCTTATAAACAAGGTTTGAAGCAAAGAAACAGTGAACAACCTCACCATTGGCAAAGCCTGTATTACCCATGGAGTAAACACCACCATTGATGCTTCTAACCTCGGAGTTTCCAGATGCACCAATGAGTAGATCGCCTACTGCAATTGGGCCATTAGGACCGGTGTTAGCACCAGTTAGTGTTAGTTTATCACCAGAGATAAACAAGTCGCCAGAGTTATTGGCATCAAATGGAATTGTTCTGTTTCTTACGAAAATTCTTTCAACAGGACTATTACCAAGATATGCAACACCATCGACGTTTTCAACGAAGTCTGCTCTCCAGAAACGAACGGCCATATCAACATCAGGAATAATATCCCAGTTGGTATTGTTGTTTGTCTGATAGAATGTACCAAAACCACGGCGATCAACAATTGGCTGTCCTGTATTGATATCGTTTTCACCGAGTTTGGATACCCATAGATAAGTATCTGGGTTAGCATTGATAGGATGGATAACCAATGCATACTGGGTATTGTGCATCAAGAATACAGGTGCCTTGAATACTGCTCTTAGAGGGCTTGTGATGCCATTTGGTGAAAGAATAATCTGGTCAGGATCATCAAAGTGAACTTCTGAATATGGAACCTGGTTTCTTGTAATCTGCTGACCGGAATCCATTTCACGAATTTCAATCCAAATACCGTAGTCTCTGGACTTGCGTGACACGAATAGATCAACAGAGGTCAAGAACATACCTTCTTCACCCTTTGGTGCCTTGGCAAGGAATGAATATGCCGAGCATGAGTGTGAACACTGTGGTGGTGGAGGAGGTGCTGCAAGGAATGATGAATCGGATGAATAGTATGTATTCGATACCTCAACGTCATAATAAGAGATTGTCTGAGTTGACATGACGGTTCTCTGAACCTGCTGAGACAATCCTTCGGCAGTAAAGATAGCACGACCACCAGTGGTCACCGCATCAGAGAATGTTGCGCCCTGGACTGCGGATTCATCGATGTTTACTGGACTATCAACAACCACTAGGGCACGTTGGCCTGTTCTGAATTTATTTGCCTCGATATTCACCTGGAAGTAAACTTTACCCTTATCATCGGTGATTAGAGGTGCACCGTATGCGGCCCATGGTGGTTGTGCTACAGTAGTGGTACTTGTATCTGTGATAGCGGTAAACTGTGTAGCAGTAATTGGTCGGCAACTATTGGCCATTGGAACGTTATCGAAATAGGCCCATACACGAGTATAAGGTTTCATGTTGACGGCAGAAACGGTGATCATCTGTGGACGAATATAAGGAACAATAGAGGTATTGATAACCTTATAACCGGTTGTCTGAATGTCTGTACCAGTTGCTTGCCAATGCTGTGTACCTGTTCTATAATTGGTGAATAGGGTTTCAATGCTTACACCCTTACCACCAACTGGGTTATTGTTATTGGCAATCTGCTTGGCCTGGTCATAGTTCTGAACGTTAGCAGCAACTAGGGTTCTGTTAGTACCTGTTCCCTTATAAACATTATAACCAGTAATCCACTTCTGCCAAGCATTCCATTCGGTGTTGATACCCTTTCTAGTTACTGGATAAGTTTCTGTACCATAAGTAACAATATTTACTCTTGAACTGCCGAGCAATTCATCTGGTAGTTTTGTTGTATCAACCCAGATATCTGAATCAGGGAATAGAGATACAGTACCTAGGAACAACCATGACTGTCTTTCAACGTTTCTATCAGTTGTAACACGAGTCTGCTCATAATGCATAACCTCGGTATACTTCATTGTTAGAACAGAAGAAGTCTTAGATAGATTGGTATTTGACAGATAATCATATGGGAATGAGTCCATGGTATAAACTGGACGCAAACACTTTTCGTCAGTATCATATGTGATCTGATGGTCGTCATTATAAGTGGCCGATAGACTGTTATCACGGAAGGTATCGGTAAAGATACCATTCTTGAATCGATCAAGACCATTTACGTCCTTGATGACCATATCAGCAGCAGACTTTTCAAGAATTGACAATGAGGTGTAATACTCAAGATTGACAATTCTTTGCTGTAGTGTACCAATATCACGCATGGTGTAACGCATGTTTGATAGTTTCTTGGTAGTCACGGCAGCATCAATTTTACCTAGAGATTCGGCATATGCTGGTGATAGAGAAGGATAAGGTGTAACAGTAATAGAGGCCAGTGGCATTGTGCCTTCTGGTGCTATTGGTGTTACAGGGTTGACGTTCGGTGCCCCTTTGATAACCTGGAATCTCTTATCACGATCAACCACAACAAGATCGATACGGCCAAGATAATACCAATAATCATAGAGAATTGGTGATGATGGAACTGGGAATCTAAGACTTGTTAGATAGTTGAATGTTGATGAAGAACCTGGATTTACGGTTGCGCCGGCCACAGTTGTAGCAGACGGATTAGCGGTAGAAACCTTAACTGGTCTAAAGTCAAGATGGTTTCTTAGATCATATTCGCCGCCAGTTGTTGGTGACTTATAAACAGGAATGTTTTCTGTTCTGATATTTGTAGATGCGTTGAATAGAGCATCATTATCCTGGATTGGATATGAGTCAATTGAGAAATAACCTGCACGGTCTGTAAAGTCTTGTGTAAAGTAATCTAGTTCAACAAGTAGTTTATCACCTGCTTTTAGAGGTGTTTTTGGTTTGATTGTTGCTAGATCATAAAGAGTATCCTTCTGTCCATTATCGAAAATGAATGAAGAAGTAACGTCTGTGCCATCGGTGTTTGATGTTGGATAAGAACCATTCTTTAGTCGAATTGTTCTAATCTTATAAACATCAGAGAAACCTAGAATGTAAGGATTTGTTGCACCAAGGCCAGAGGCGTTAGTATCAACATCGATTTTGACATAACGATGTGTATTGAGTTCTTTAGCAATTTCCTTGGCAGACTGTCTCTGCACTCTGGTTGTAACAGTAGCATAAAGAGGACCAGAGAAAGTCTCCTGTAGGTTTACTGTCAATGAAGTTGGTGTAGCAGCAACAGTTCTAACAGTACCAGCATCAACACCCTTGGTTGTAAGGTCGATAATATCACCAGTGTAATAAACCTTGAAAAGATTATTAGCGGCGATTGTTGCTGGAAGAGTTGTATCAACTGTTAGTGCGGTTGGGCCAGAAATGCTGGTTACGAAGAAAATAGTATCGTTACCAGCAATGGCAATCTTGTCACCAACGTTTAGGCGATCAAAGCGAGTACCAGTTCCTTGTAGTGTTGTGGTACCGGCGCCGCCTGTGCCGCTACCGCTTAGAGCAATAGTGGCTGTGTTGGCACCTGCAACGGTTTTATTGAACACAACAAGAATATCACGCTTATCAGCAGCAGAAAGGTTCGTTGTTCCGTATGGATATCTATCAGAACCTAGTGCCGATAGAGTTGTGATAAAGCGACCGTTAGCAGCAACTTGTAGAGAAGAACCTGTAGCGCCTACTGTCTGGTTGAACTCATAAGTAGTATCAATATTCGAAATATTGTCAACACTTCTGATTGCTCTTGTATAATCTGAACCAGTCTTATAAAGTAGTGGTGCATCTGCCTTTCCAAGTAGAGCCAATTGTGTATTGTTGGCACTGTTCATGATAGGGTCAGCAGAGATATTAGAATTAGGTGTTGAATTTTTGAAATAGATATTCTTTACCTGCGGGAATGTATTTGTTCCCAGCATCTTGATATCAGATAGGTAAATGTTATAAATTGGATCAATACCTGGGCTACCAGAAACATATTCAATTGAATTGAAAACAGCGGATCCAATCTTAGCACCTGACTGAGCACCATCACCCCATTTCTTATTGACAATTCTTCTCTGTGCGGTGTTGTAAAGGTCAACCAGGTTGCCCTTATCAAGTTCCCAACCACCAACGACGTTATTTGCTTGAACGTAGTTGCCCATTGTAGCAGAGGAAATCTGCTGGTTTACGTTGGATGATGTTAGACCTTTTTCTGTGGTTAGTTCGTAGGTAGAAAGTGCACCTACCTCATAACCTTTGACATAAGCAAGACCTGGTGAAACACCTACGAATAGTAGTTTGTTATCACCATTGGCATAACGACCAAAGTTTGAACCTGTGTCATCATGCTCACGAATCTGAATATCAAGTCCTCTGACCACATAGTCGCCAGAGTTGTCGTATGTTCTCTTGGCCATTGCATCATTGATAAGATTATACTGTGTCTTTTCATAATTATCAATGATAATACCGTTCTCCATTTTGAATAGAGTAACGAAATCTTTTGTCGTGGCATCGGAATTTACTGGAAGAACCGTTAGAACAGGATCCAACTTTAGTCGATCTGCACCTGGTGCAGAATAGTTAGAGGCCTCCTGTGCTGGATCCAGTAGAGAAGAATCCATAGAAGAATTGATAATATCTTCTGTAATAAACATACCAACTCGTGCGGTTGGATTTGGATTATAACGATCAATAATTACAGATTGTGTTGGGAACGCAATAAAGTGGTTCTTAGCAAAGATAACACCTTCTGAAATGGTGAAACGAGAACCAAATCCTGTTGGTGCTGGATCGGTTGGATGAACAACCAAGGTATAATTTGTACCGTAAACGTTTGCTGTAAGTGTTTCATTAGAGGAGAATGTCTTGATAGTAACGTTTGCCGATGTGGCCGCTGCGGTATATGAAAGATAAAGTGTTTTAGTGTTGGAAGAGGACTCAACACCGTCTAATACTTGAACAAGTTGTGCCTTGACGCCGCTGGTGCCTACAACCTCAATACGATCATTTGCATCTTTACTTGCTTTAGAAAGAACCGCATCAAAAACATCCATATCAACTGGATTACTGGAGGCATCGGTATCTCTAACTTTGACATAACGAATACCACGACCTACTGTGGCGCCGTTGTGTGTTTCGAATGTAAAGTTTCCTGGAAGAACAATACTGCCGTCTTTGAAAATGTTTTTACCAAAGCGATTGATCTGCTCCTGTAGGGCAGACTGCATCTGTGTAAGTTCACGGGCCTGAACCGCATATCCTGGCTTGAATAGAATACGATAATACTGATTAGATGGATCGTAGTCGTCGTAATAAGGAGTTACATTGAAATCTGTAGTCAATGCGGTTGTATTAGCAGTATTTGCCATCTTTTATTCTTTCCTCTTAGAAACTTAGAACGATTTTGAAGTCTTCCGATTGATCCTCGGCTCTTGCGATTGTAGCAATGTTATCTGTATATAGGAGATTTCCTGTATATCGCTTGGCGTCGGGATATGTGATCGAACTGACATATCTTGATGTGGTCGAGGTATTACCAATCAACAACTGTGATGTTGGATTACCCTCTGTATTTGTTAGAGTGACAATTGCATTAGTAGAATCCCAACCTGCTACTGTTCCTTTGAATGTAGCATTTGCTAAGTTAGTTCCCTGATATACAGTTTCGTCCTCAATATAGGCCGATGTCGATGAACTCTGACTTAGTGTAATTTTGGTGATCTGAGAAAATGCTGAGTTAGAGATTGTAAATTCATTATAATAATCTCTTGGATCCTGAATTATAGAAATTTGTCTAAAATCATTTTCTGTGGTAATAACACCATTTTCTGATCCGTCCAACTTGACATTGATAATAAGGAATGAACCGCCCAATTCAACCAAAGGATTGGAACCATGTCCTTGTGGTGGACTAATGATTGCTCTTGCTACAGCGCCGGCGCCGTGAGTAGACTTGAAGGTTATATCTGCATATGTATAACCTGAACCTTTGTTATCGATGGTGACATTTGAAACATTAGCGGAGGTTAGGCTTCGTGTAGCATATGCATTAGCATACTTACCATCTCCTGTAATAATTACAGAAATGTTATTTGATGTATATCCTGTTCCACTAGATGTAACCTGAATATGATGAATAGCACCATCAAGGGCGTTATCCTGAACCTGCCACTGTAGAGAGTTGTCGTCAGATAGTAATGTCTTGACAGGCATATAATCTGCGGTAAGGAATCTTTCTTGTTCTTCACCAGTTAGTGTGAACATATATTTCCAGATATACTTGTCGGCAGTCTGGAAATGTCCTGATGGGTTGGTTGCGGTTGGTTTGAATGTTGATACTTTACCATAATTATTGGAGAGACATTTATAAACGTTGAACTCGTCTGTCATAACATAAAAAGGAGTATTTGCACTTTTTAGATCCAATGAATTTGCCATATGATCGTAGGCAATATAAACTGTGTTAGCAGTCCAGTTATGTCTTTTTACGGCATGTCTAACGTCATTACTGGTAATCTTCTTACCACCAATCATATTCTTCCAAATTTCACCAACGGCAGCAACCGATGTATTGGCCTGAGGTGGATTTGATTCATTAGTCCATGGTGCAGGACGACCGAATGTTAGGTAAACATTGGCACCTTGATCACGGGATAATGCTTCTCTAAATTGTTCGGCTACGAAGATTTCAAGATTTTTTGAATAAACAGATGACATATTATCTCTCTTGTTGATCCTTTATTTATAACCCAAACCTACCACGATGTTTGTTGAATAGATTGGTCATTTCTGTATTAGAGAATGGTCTATTGTAAATTTCAACAATAGAAATTCTACCGTTCATTGTATTTGCGGAGTCGTTTCTAGCACCAATGTATAGGTTATTAGCAGAATCCGAAACGCCATTAGAAACACCATCGGTAATACCAACAAACTGACCATTGAAATATCCACGGGCGTGTGTGCCGTCATAGGTAAATGCTGCCATATACCAACTATTGGCATTGGCGTTACTGGTTAGTTTTAGAATATTATTTGCCGTATATGGTCTGACAATAATATTTACATCATTGTTCTGACTATTTATTTCAAATCCTCTGGTGAAGGTAGGATTCTGTTTAGATACCACTGTCTTATACTGTGCATTGGCCTTATCAAGATAGAACCACGCAGCAACGGTCATCTTATTATCAACATTCAATGAGTTAGCATGATTTAGAACAATAGTGTTATTTACACCATTGGCGGCAAGGAACTTGAATCCTGATGCGGAGTAATTGACAATGGTTGTATTGGCATTGGTTACAGTATTTGTAACGTTACCGTAAACCATGCTAGAATACACGATGACATTGGCAATATTAGCATACTGCTTGGTATTAGCAGCATTATACCAAATGGTATTGGCCAATATATTATTGTTTGTATGATCCTTATAATAGTTAGCGGAATCAAATAGAACAATAAGATTTGTTGTATTTACACCAGAAGCAATGAATGTATTGGCAATTGAAATATCCAACTTTCCAGTTTCGTCATTATCCTGGAATAGATACTGACCATACATTTTGAGTCCGGCAGGATGAATAAGATCCGTTATTGCCTGTCTATAACGATCCATAGACTCGCTCATTTTGATAACGTATGAATATTTCTGGTAATAATCTCTGTTCTGTAGGAACATATAAGACGACAACTGGCCATCCTGATTTAGATAACGACCTGGATATGAATAAACACCAGTAACAACGTTGGCAAAGGCATTAGCAGTACCGTCACCAAGGCCGGTTAGATCAAGAATTGGTGCGGTTTCGTAACCATAACCACCAGAAACGATCTTGATTTCTTCAATACCACCAATGATATCGGATCTTGCCACCAATTCTGATCCGTCAGCAATACACGAAACGACCATAACATTTGCGTTAGTTCCGCCTGATGTTAGAATATTGACATCAGGTAAAATGTCTTGACGATAACCTGAACCACCTGGTAGATGACCATCTAGTGGCAAGAACGATACCTGTAGAATTGTACCAGTGGCATTTACTAGAGATACCTGTGCATTACCACCAACCCCATATGTACCTGGTTTATTGATGAATTGGATAATATCACCATTAGCATAACCTGTACCGCCATCATAAATTTCCATTTTACCAAGAATACCAAGTGAACGAACAAAGGTATTAGATAGTGTAGAAACGGTTGGTAGTTCAATATAGTTTTTACCGGGGTTGATAATAGCAGTAGAAACGATAGGTCCACATGGTCCGTAGAACCAATAATTCATAGACTGTGCTACGATTGAATTGGCATTTGGTTTCTTGACAACATCGAATGAAAGGAAATATTGACTGCCGGCCAGACCTGGTGTCAAATTCAATTCATTATAATAACGATTGCTTTCTACAATAAGATGGGTTGTATTTGTGTCTATAATATGGACATAATCACCGGTTTCAAAATAAACATTTGAATTACCCATATTATCAGATAGAGTAACAACGTTCTGTGTACCACCAGCACCAACATTGATTGTTAGATTGGCGGTAACGGTATAAATTGTGTTTAGATTTGAATAAGCAAAACCTTCGTTATCATCGACGGTGTTGGCAATCTGTGTATTCGCAACGTCAATAATTTGTGAGGCAACAATATCATAATATGCTGGATGATATGTTTCGTCATCTTGAACGGTAAATACGTTAGCAGCAGCACCAGTTCCACCACCACCTGTTAGTAGCAGGTTGGTGTTTGAAACATAACCGGCACCAGATAGTATAACGTCAACAGCCTTGATCGAACCCTCAAGTCTCTTATTGACAACCTTGGAGATAATAAGTGTTCCCTTATTACCTTCGAATCCTGCTGGTGGAATAATTGGAACAGATGCACCTTGAGTATAACCAGAACCTGGAGTTACAACTGTTACTTTGACAATAATACCAGAATAAAGGTTGGCCGAAAGTTCTTTGGTAATACCTTCATCTTCGATAAAACAGAATAGTTTTTCACCGTTGATAAAGTCTTGCTCAACACCAGAAACCTTTAGTTCTGTAACAAGTGCGGTTGCATCATAATAAGCATCAACACTTTCTACCTTTGCGGTAGAATTGGATGTATTACCTCTAATAGTGGTATTGATAAAACGTGTAAAGGCATCGGTATTAGCAACACCATTGACCGTAATATCTCTAATGTTTAGAGACTTTTCAACAAACCATTTACCGTCTGATGCTTTGAGAATATTGTCCTGTGGATAGTAAATATCCGCATCTTTATTGAATAGAATACGGGCAATATATCTGATCGATTTTTCAGAACCGGTTGTTCTATAGAATTGTTTTGAGTGCTTGGCGATAATATTCATATCGGCCATAGCATCATCAGGAATATAACGAATAGTATTCTGATATAGTTTTGTCAGAATTTGGTAATATTCGGTATTTTCTTCAAGTTCTGGATGCTCGGCAATATCTTCCGAAATAACATCAACGTCCATATATGAAGCAAAGTTCTTAGTAACATAGGCAAGTTCACCTTCCTGTTCTAAGAACTTATAATAACCTTCAATAAACTCAACAAAGATTGGATGATCTCTATTGACAAACTCTGGTAGTTGTGACGCTACCAGATAGGATGTTTTATTATTGGACGATGCGGAATGTGACATTAGGTTTGTGGTACCATTTTGAGTTGAATTGCCTGTGCGTTATTAGTATCGATAGCAAGTAATCTGTTTCTTAGTGGTGGAATAACACTGTTTTCTGGCACCACATTTATGGTCAGAATATTCTTATCATAGAATGGGTTTGTCGCAATCTTCATTGGTGTGAAGGTATTGAGTGTAACTTTACCAGTTAGGTAGTTCACAATACCAGCGTTATCATTGATGATAACCTTTTCACCATTGGTCTTATAGTAGTATGTTCTAAGAACACCTAGAGTTGATCTTAGTCTAACAGACAATGAACATTCTGAACCAAATTCATCAGTGATTGAAGCGGTTGCTCGTGTATAATTTACACCTGCTGTCAATACCTGAATTGAACGAATACGGCCATTGACCACAATGGCCTTGGCAGTAGCACCAGTACCATCACCGGAGATTGTTACAACAGGTGATGTACCGTAATTTATACCTGGGTTGATAACGTCAACCGAATCCACACCAGTATATGATTCAGGAACTTCTTCATAATAAACCTCACGGTCAATTCCTTTTGAGTCCTGGACTGTTACTTGTGGATAAGAATAGAGTTTCTTGGCAAAATCACCTTTTCTCAACTGTGTGTTGAAATTGATATAATATCTTGCTGTAATCTCAGGTGCTATTGGTTTTCTATTCTGTAGATAAATGGTCAAATCGGATGCGGTAATAGATGCATCTGATCTTTCGATATAAGCCTGCAATTTAGATTGCTTGAATGTGGACTTGAATGTATATAATTCATCAGTTGCATACTGGAAAATAGCATCTTTTACCACATTGAGCAATTCTGTTTCACTCTTAGTTGTTAGAGTTGGATTATATGTAATATTACCACGAATTAGAATAAAGACATATTCAGGGTCAACAATCTCAGGAATAACGGTGAGAACGTTACGGTTTCTGATTAGTGTTTCTTTGATTCTAGCCTTTTCTAGGTCGGTTAGAACATAATAACCTCTGGTTTTCATAGACAAATAAACTTTACCATATACTGGTGGATCGTTTTCTTCACCACCCCAAACGGACACGGCCTCAATATTTGAGTAATCTTTGGTGACCAATGCTTCGTAATCGTTGGTTGTTACGCAACGGTTCTGTGAGGTATAAACGTATGGTGCTCTGAAACGGATATCTTCAATTTGTTCTTTGGCAGTACCACCATATGATCCACTAACAGCAACGGCCTTTACGTTATTTCTGAATAGACCTGCGACCGGTTCAACAAATGTGAACTTGGTAACATTGTTTGCTAATGTTCCAATTGTATCCAAATAAGTTACTGTGATAATATTACCATTGGCAGGTCTCTTACCAATAACATCATCACCGAAATAAATGGTGTAATTTAGCTCCTGATCCTCTTCCAAGAAATATACTTTGGAATTGGCCTGAAGTTCGGTAACATCAGTTGAAATAAAGTATTCGTTTGTTTCTGTATTAGATGCCGATTCACGCACGGTGACAACCAGCGAGTCGGTATCAACATTTGCTGATGGAATCTGGTATCTGCGTGAGGTATTATTGGCATTGTCAACGGTATACTGGTGAGTAATAACCTCACCTTGCTTTACATACACGTTAGCAAAGGCAAATGAACCGTTGACTTTATATGCGGTGTTAGCATTGATTGTTACGAAAGGATAATTGACACCACCAACGTCTGCACCAAGCAAACGAGTATATTTGTCCATTACAATATATGTAACGTCTTGGTTTTCGGTTGGACCTGGAGTAACAGTAACATTCAACTGGGCCACGGCGCCATGTGCGGAATCAGGAACATAACCAATCAATTTAGCATGAGAAAGGATATTCTTACGATCCTGTGCGGTATCCAAAAAGGACTCGTTGGCGATCATATTCATATAGAATGAATTGTAATATGTGTTATAAGAAAGAATGTCCAATAGAACGGACATACCTGAACCTTCAAAGTCATAGTCCTTGAAGGTGTCTTGGCTCTTGAGGTAGGTCTTTAGATTATTCTTGATAGAATTGAAATCTAAGTCTGCAACTCTAAATGAATTATTGGAAGTTGCCATATTACTATCTTATCCTTTCCAGGAACAATGTTGCTGTGGTGTTGATGTTTCTGTTTAGTATCACATATGTTAGTGTGACGTTATAACCGTTATTGTCAATATCTTCTTTGACGGTTACACTTTGTAATCTTACTCTTGGTTCGTAATTATTTATCAATGCTGTAATAGCATCTTGAATATGAATGGAAGTCAATGGAGTCGCATTTTCGAATAGTAATGCGGTGACATCCGAACCTAATTGAGTATTGAACTTTCTTTCATAGAAATTGGTAAATACCAGGTTACGAACAGACCTTTTGATGGCCTCGGAACCAACCTTCATATTAACATCACCAGTCGTTCTATTGACGGTAAAATCAAGGTCAAGGTCAGAATAATCCGGATCTCTGTTGATTATATTGGCCATTTTAGTCCTTTGCGTTTATATTATTTAGTTTATTTCCACGAGTTGATTTCCGAAGAGGCATCTGGTTCTTCTTGTGGTTGCTGTGCCTTGGATGCCGAAATAGATGGAATACCAGTAGCAGATTGAATCTGATCAAATATAAATGACAATTGCTGAATTTGACCAGTGAAAGGTAGACCTAAACCGCCGGCAAGGTTCAATAGACCACCCAAAGCATCAACATTTACACCAGAACCACCACCAACAATGTTTGTGGTACTCTGATTTTGACCAACGTGGGTGCTTCCCGCACCTTCAATTGATGCCTGTCCACCGGCAAGAACTTGTGCATTGCCACCTTGTGATCTGATTTGAACGTCGCCGCCAGTAGATTTGGTAACAATATTTTGTGTTGCTGCCATATTGATACCACCACTTTGAGCATCAACATTTACACCACCGGATGTAGCGGTAATACCAACATCTTTTTTGGCCTTTACCTGAATTTTATCTTGCTTGGATTCTACATTGACCGCCTTTGCTGCCTGTGCATGTAGAGCACCATCTTTGGCCAGCAATGTTACTTCATTAGTGCCATCGGAGAACTTGGCATCAAACTTGCCTTCTTTGGTCTCCATATGCATATTACCTTTTTCATTCTTGAAGGTCATATCACCCTGATCGGTAACAGATGCATGAATACCTTTACCACCAGCAAAAAAGGCCTTTTGTGTTCTTGATGCCACCATCATATTACCTTCTGATACCACAGAATGAGCACCCATCGTATTATATGTGGAAGAACCTTCTACTCTTTTATTGATATTCTTGGCCGTGGTGTCCATATTACCACGAATAGAGCGGTTCATATTCTTTGCGGTGACATTCATATCACCCAATACGGTGAGGTTATAATCTTTGTGAACGGTGACGTTATGGTTGCCATATACTCTCATTGAGGCATCACCTTTTACCGTGATATCCTGAGCACCTGAAATGGTTACACGATTTTCACCAAATGTTACCTCATATTTACCGTTATGAGTTGTTAGTAACATACCACCATCTGGACGCATTTGAATGCCTGTACCAGAACGGTGCTGTAGCGTTACAGTTTCTTTACCCTCAGAGTCATCCATAATAAATGTATGACCAGAACGTGTCTTGTGTGACCAGTAATTAGGATATGCACCGGCACCCTCCATGCTTCTGGCATCTTTATCAAAGTTTACCGCACGAGGAGTCGTTTTTCTTTCTTCATTAGTATTGAATTGATCACCGCCGGAGTTATTTACCGATACGGATCCAGTTACGTCAGTCATCTATTACTCCTGATAATATACTTTGTTCAAGGGGTCGCCGCCATCAATGACGGCCTGATTTATTTGTTTTTGTTTCTGTGGTTTCTTATCTTGTGTTAGTTTCTGGTGCATATTCTTTGCTTCTTTTTCTTGCGACATGGCCAATCTTTTCCACATATCCTGCAAGGTCTGTGCTGATTTACCAAAAAGTGTGCCTAGCATTGACTGAGCGGCGCCGCCAGAACCTGAACCTTGATTGCCTTGTCCGCCTGCGCCGCTACCTGATCCTGAGGATGCTGGAGCACTCGTGGCACCTGAACCATAAGAAACGTTTGACATAGAATTAGCAAAGGCCATTTGTGCGTTTGCATTAGCATATGTAACGACAATATTACCGTTTACATCAACCTGCTGTAATGCCACACCCCAGGCATTTTCAATCTGTATTTCAACAACGTCTAGTGCGTCCTGTCCGTGTAGACTGGAATCCCACTGTAGTCGTGATAATACAGACATAACATCATCGATGGTGGAAACATTAGATAACAATTCAACGGCATTTTCTAAGTAAATACCATAATGTACCACATTACCAGTTACGAAACCAACACCATTATCTGTTTCATGGCCTTGAATTAGAATTGTCAGACTCTTGATGGCCTGTATCATGGCCTCGGCACGTTCTGGTTCCGAAGGATGATTATTTCTAATATTATTCTGAATTTCATCCCAATAACTGATACCATTACCGATACCACCACCAGAATTATGTGTATTATTACCGCCACGACCATTCTGCATAAGGCCCTGTAATAGACCTTGTAATGATCCTACAATACCCTGCAACTGATCAAACATCTGATTTGTCATCATTTGATCATTATGTTGCTTGGCAGTCGGTACCTGTTTTAGTGCTGGTAATCTAAAACCGGCCATATCAAATAAAGCACCGTGACTTGGTAGACCATCCAATAATGAGAGTGAATGTTTCTCACCCTTTTCTTGGATCTTTCTGATCTTCATGCCATTTTCATCCACCTCTTGAACCTTGGGTGGAACATTTACACCAATATCTTGTGTGAATAGTTCTGCAATCTTACCAGTGAGAAGGCTTTGACCACCTCCACCACCGCCTTCGGCGCCCATATTACCTTTTCTAATAGAATTGGCCAGGCCAAGAATAATACCACCTGGTTCACCAACATTCTTTAGAACATATACGAGTGTACCTGGATCCATTGTGCCAGGGAATTGTGAACCGCCTGTCTGAGTCGGATTGAGTGCCATTGGCGAGAATTGCAAATCCTCAAAATTTACTTCATCACCGTGTTCTAGTGGATTTACAATCTTCTGATTACAGGAATGGTCTGGTGCCGGATCATTGATACCACCACCGGCAATAACGCAAGTCTTTACTTGTGTCGTTAGTTCTCTAGGTGCCATAATATCTCCTTACAAATTCCTAGTAATACAATCGAGAGTGGTGGTACCAAAACCACCAAATTGAACGTTGTGTTTGAGCGAAGCAATCAAATAATTACCTGTACCAAATATTTTACCTGTGAAACTATTGTCTGTTGATTTATTCAACCAATAAAATGAAATAGAATTACCAACATGCAAATCAGGATTCCATGGAATGGTAAGTCTTAGTGCGACCTTATCTTTTTCTAATAGACCCATTCTGGCCTGTCTTAGTAATAGATATTGTTCCACACCTAATTCACAAACGTTTTGTTGTTTACCTGATCCTTTATTAGTAAATGCCTGTTTATGATTAGCAACGCCTTTGATACACCCACCACCAAAACTGCTGCCGTCACCAGCACCAAGAAACTGCATTGCACCTGTAACAGCATTTACCGTGGCCAGGCCATTCATGCTCTTACCGTTTTCATCAAGACCATTTAGAACATCTGACAAATAATCAAAGTCACAGGGGAATGAGAAATTGATAACCTTTTTAGGGTCGGCAAGATCCATATTTGTTTCAGAATGTTGAAACTCCCATGTTGGTGGCTGGTGCATTAGTGCTTTGAGTGATCTGAAATAATGAGTACCAGTATTTTCAAAGGTCATATAATGCAAGAATGACGGATCTTCACCGTCTAGTGCGGCATTACATTGCTGTTGAATTACCTGAAACGGATGGATCATTTCAGCAATATAGTTTCTGGTTGGTTGACAGTCATCAATTACAGGATTATTACCAACACCCAAACAGGTATTGAGAGCATAGTCCACAACTTCTGATGGAGTCTGACAATTGAATGATTTTGAAATAAGAGACTTGGCATCTTCTAATAGAGAAGGATCACAGGCATGGAGTGTTAGTGATTCGGTGGAACCAACGTTGATATCCAATTCACGGTTATCAATACGGTAAATTCTTTGCTTGATGAACATTACCTGCTCACCATCTTGTGTTCTCATATTGAGAGTAACGTCTTTATTCTTATAATTCATCCAGTTTTTGATCGGATTACTATAGACAAAAGACTGTAATGTGATGGCAGTTTGAAGGCCTGGTGTCAATAGACTTTCACCTAGTATTACTTCTTTTACAGTAATATCGGTGAATGTCTGACCGTCAATAGTAATATCCGCACGAACTCGGCGGCCATCATAAGTAATTGCCATATTATACTAACCTTCTGACAAAAGTATTTTCTGTGTTTGTAAGTCTAGCAAACTCATTGATAATCTGGAAATAATATTCTGCCTTGATTACCTTGATAAGTCTCTTGGCATCGTTCTTTCTCAATTCATAATCATAATTGGTAACCGCCTCACCATAAATTGTTTCTGTTACAGTCTTTCCATCGACATTATAGGTATTTGTTTCATTGGCAAATGCAACTGAACCGAATTTGGTGACGTTCACGGCGTCATCATAATTCAAGTCTGCGGAAAGAAAGATCGGCGGATCAACGTCGTTATCGTCGGTAGTGAATACACTGGAATCGGATGTTCTAAATGTTTCGATGACATATGGAAGCCAGTATGTATAAGGTACATTAGGCATTTCTTCTGTCAATCTCTCGGCGTCGATGATATATCTATTTTCTGTGGTTACACCGGTAAATTCGTTTGTTCTAATAATTACCTTTTCATAATGATGAATTTCTGAGGAGGCGCTGTCAACCGAACCATATCTGTCAATAATCATTTTCTGAAAGGCATCATAATTGAGAGGCCAATCAAACTGTGGATCTAGCATTTTATTGGCATACAAAATCATCCAACCGGCACCAATATCACCATAAACCTTTTCTGCCAGAATTTCTGGTGTATCAGAATCGTCTAGTTCATATACGGTATATGATGTGATATTATTCAAAATATCCTTGATCATACCCAGACGAAAGAAGATATCGGTTACGGTCTCATGTGAACCAGCACCGAAACCAGTATTATTGATATCATATTGCATTTTTGGAAAAGCACCGAAATATGGTGTGTTCTTATAAGTCATTTACTTACCTATTGAATACCCAGTCCTCGACTGGTAGTTGGATTGCCTTATCGTATTCATCAATATAAATTTCAATAAACTGTGATCTACAATGGTTGAACAAATATCTTTTTATACATGGTCGTGATAAACTGTTTAGTCTTTTAGAACCCTGTAATAATTGATAACTCAATAACAGTTTGGTAGTTTCATCGTATTCTTTATTATTTTGAAACTTTACCAACTGGTCTAATAGTGCCTTACGTTGTCTTGCATCAAGATAGTGTAGATTTAGACCTAGAAAACCATCCTGATATTGCTCAATGGGAAACACCATTGGAAACTTGTCATACTTGGGCAGATAGGCCTTGCCTTTTGGATCATACTTGAAGAAGTATAGATGACCAATAAGGGCATCCTCACGACCTCTCTGGTCGTTTCTAATAAGTATTTGTCTGGCCTGAGGTGATGCCGCATTTAGGGCCTTCTCAAATAACCATTTCTGTAAATCTTTGGACGAATACTTTTCTGCCATATAGGTATTTATGCTATTTCCTAAACAGTTGTTCCTCGGTTATTAGCAGAAATTCCCATCCTCGATCCTTACAAAATTCTTCGGCAGCCTTCCATTTCGCCTGATTTATTCCGTAAGTAACGACCTCGGTAATATATCCTTTTGTCTTGCGTTTCTTAGGAACAGGCTCTTGCGTCTGGGCCTTAGGTTTGACCTCTAAAAGCATCTTGGCGGTCTGGCCGTTGCTCCTAACCGCCTCCACATAAAAGTCCACAAAGTATCGATGGGGTCGATTATCGACTGGTGAGATATACGGAATTACTACCTCTTCCGAGCACCATCGTTTGACATTAGGATTGGTATCTGCCCAATCCATAACTCTCTTTTCCCATCCTGACCTATATACGATATTCTTAGCATCACCAATATATTTGTCAGGATTTTTGGGCGTGAATATTCCTTGTTTGTAATTGTATGCCATAAATCCTCACTAAATATATGTAGTCAAAATATTTGGAGTAATATATGCCCGGTCCAAGACTAGCATTTCCACAGATAGTCGAGAACGAACAGAATGGCCACTGGATGAATATTCAGGCGGTTGGTCGTGGTAATGACAATACACCACAAGCAACTGTCACACTGTTTATTCCAGGTGGTGGAACAAATAGCACCAACTTAGTTTGGGAAACAAGACACGACTATCAGGAATCAAAACTATCTAAAATTATTGCTGGTGCCGCTGCAAATATTCCACTTATTGGTACCGCAATTGGTGCCGTTCAAGGTGCTGCGCCTATGATGGGTGGTGCTATCAATCCTAAGGTTGAGGTTCTATATCGTGACACCAACCTTAGAACATTTCAGTTTAGTTTCGTTATGGTGCCTTCATCACCAGATGACAGTCAGGCCCTAAGAGAGATTGTCAAGACCCTTAGAAAGTTCTCCTCTCCAACTCTGGTGGGTGGTAAAAGTGATCCAAGACAGGGTTATATTGGTGTAAATGCAGGTGCCGGCAATTATCTTTCCACTGGTGGTCTGTTTCTATCACCATCAGAATTTACCATCGATTTCTATTATAAAGACAAAAACGGTCAGACATTACAAAACACAAATCTACCAAGAATTGGTCGCTGCGTTATTGATGCCATCGATATCAACTATACACCACAAGGTGAGTGGAGCACCTACCATGACGGTATGCCCACACAAGCAATGCTCACAATGGTCTTTAGAGAAATGAGAGTTATTGATAGCCAGAACATCGAGGACGGATACTAATGCCTAGCGTATCACAGACTAATGTACCTCAGGGGTTGAATTTAGACAAATTTAGAACGGCCATGAACCAAGGCGGTCAAATCGCCCGTTCATGTCGTTTTGTTGTCGTTATTGAACCACCAACTGGTATCAAAACTAAAATGCCTGATGATCTTCATCTGATGTGTGAGGCAGCAGAATTACCTGGTCGTGGTTTCGACGTTGTGCAGACCAGATATTATGGACCTGGTATGGTGTTTCCAAATAACACTCTCTATAATACTGCCAATTTCCAGTTTATTTGCCGTAATAATTCTGCCGAAAGATATTTCTTTGATGAATGGATGGAGTTTATCAATCCAACCACTACATTCAATTTTTCTTATCCTCAGGATTATTGGGCAAGAGTTCAAATTTATCAGTTGTCAGAGATTGGTATAGGTTCACCAAACACTAAAATGGATGCAACCACAAAATTGAGACAAAATTCCACATATAGATGGACACTAAACTATGCCTGGCCTACACTGGTCAATCCACAGCAAGTTACATGGGCGGATCAGGACGTTCTAAGATTACAGGTCACATTCTCATATAAGTATTGGGACAGACCAGAGGTACAATAATAACTGGAGTATATTATGCCATTACCTAAAATTGATTTACCAACGTATGAACTAACTGTACCAATGTCTGACGATACTATTATTGTTAGACCATTTTCGGTAAAAGAAGAAAAACTATTATTGATTGCAATGGAGTCGAAAGACCCTAATGAAATTACTAAGACGGTCAAACAGGTAATTACTAATTGTATTATCAAAGGTAATTTGAATATTGATAAATTACCATTCTTTGTTGTTGATCATATATTCGTGTTTCTTAGAGCAAAGTCTATCGGTGAGTCCATCGAGGTAAATCTCACCTGTAATAATACACTGGACAGTGGTGAGATTTGTAATAATGTATTCCCTGCTATGATGGATATCTCCAATTGTGAGATAGCAATATCAGAAGGGGTTAGTGACGATATCAAATTGAGTACCGATAAAGGTGTGAAGATGCGATATCCAAACTATGCTACAATGAAAAGAATTGAGGCAGGATCGGATATTGACCAGATATCCAATACAATCGTAAACTCGATTGACTATATCTGGGACAAGGACGGTCAATATTCGTGGAAAGATTACTCGAAAGAAGAACTAAAAGAGTTCGTTGAAAGTCTGACGGAAGAGAATTACAAGAAACTACAGGCCTTCACTGAAAATCTACCAACGTTCTTGGTAAAACTGGAAGCAACCTGTAATAAATGTGGATTCCATCATGAAGTGAGGTATTCAGATTTCTACGATTTTTTTACATAATAATGGGTCACGACCGACTGGCAAATCATTATAAAACCCAGTTTGGTTTGGTTCAGCATCATAAATGGAATTTAGATACACTTGAATCAATGATGCCCTGGGAAAGATATATCTATGTTGACCTGCTACAGGCGTGGTTACAAGAAGAAGAAAAGAAAAGAATAGATAAAGAGAACGAACTAAAGGCACAAATGTCGTCTCTAACTAGAAGAAAGATGTAAATGGCCAATAAACCTAATAAAGACGCCTTCAATAGACTAAAGAAGATGACACCTCGCCAGCGTCAGGAATTGGCACAAACTCCTGATGGCCGTTCTCTATTAGGTTTGCTTACACCTACCCAGTTTGCCGAACTATTCCCAAAGTATTATGAAAGAGGTTTACCAGACGTTTCTGGTTTCCGTGCTGCTATCTCTAAGAAGTCACAAGAGGCACAGCAAAAGTATTTCGAAGAAATTGATCAACGCCTAGGCACAGCAAGACCAGGTAGCAAAGGTGCTGGCGGCGCCGCTGGCGGAGGAGGCGGAGGCGGTGTAGTCAAAGGACCATATTCTGCCTCACATTATGTTGCACTATTGAAGCAGGCAGGATTCTCTGATAAAGATGCCGTATTGATGGCGGCAGTTGGTATGCAGGAATCTTCTGGTAATTTGAGAGCAGCAAACGATAAGAATCCTGATAGAGAAAGATCATACGGTCTATTTCAGATCAATATCAATGCTCACCCTTTTAGCAGTCCAGAAATGAAATATGCTGGTGTTACCAGTGTAGAAGATTTGTATGACCCAGCAAAGAACGCCAAGGTCGCATACTATCTATATTATAAGGCCGGCGGCATTCACCATTGGGGTGGTTATACAGACGGTGGTTATAAGCAATATATGGCCGCCGCACAGGCCGCAGCAGATACACCTGCCGGTATTCCTAGTGTTGGTGCATCTACAGGCGGCGCATTGCCAGCAGGATCATATGAATATTCTGGTGGTTATATTGTACCTAAAGATAAAACACTATACGATAAAGGTAATTCAGAACAATGCGCCACTTTAGGTAAGGCGTTCAACCCTAATGTTGGTCGTGCATCTGGTTGGGCAGGCAAAGTAAGTTTTGATCCTGGTGCTATCAAACCAGGCGTTATGCTTGCCACATTGAAATATAATGAGGGTCAGAGTAGAGAAGGCGCCGGATACCACACCGTAGTATCACTTGGTAAACCTGATAAAAACGGACAACTATGGGTATTGGAACAGTCCTCAGGTCGTCCAGCACATATCACACAAAGAAGCATTTATGATTATGCTGGTATCAAAGGTAATAACTTTGGTATCGTAGGCGGTAATGCTCAACAATCTGTAGAGGCATTGCAAGTTGGCCGCCAAATGGCCGCAGCAAGAGGTATGGATAATGTCGTCAAAGAGATTGATGGACATATCTTTGACCTATCAAATAAACCTGCCAGTGAAAAGGTTTCATCCGATCCAAAAGAGATTGAGAAGATTTCACCAACAAATGCGGCCGCAACCGCAGAGGTCAAGGCTGCTATTGCTGCGGCACCACCACAACCAACATCTAATCAACAATCTGCCGATCTAACCAGCACATTCAATATCAGCAAGGCCGGATTCTTATCAAACATTCATGAAAACCATATGTTTGTTCCGTTCTCTGATGAAAGTCTATTACAGCAGACAAGAGACGGATTCAAAAAGGCCGGCGTACCATTCACCGAAACTGGTGACAGTATCAAGGTAAAGATTAGTCCAAAAGACCCTCGTTATCTTGATGCAATTCAGGAAATGAAGGCCAATAGTCTGCAACCAGACAAGTTTATTACCGAACAAAAGAAAGGTGCTTCTCTATCTGATAAACTACAGCAAGAGTTTGGCGTAGCATCCGCACAAGCAAGAGAATTGGATCTATCTGATCCTGCCACAAGAGCAGCAATTCTGGAACAGCATCGTAAAGGTGGTGCTAACGTATTGCCTGAAATGCCACAAGCAACCGCTAAGGTTGATGCGGTCAAGATGCGACAAAAGATTGAACAGTATTACGGTAAACCAATCAACGACCGTGAATATGACATGCTACTCCGTGCCACACATGGTGAGTCATCTGCAAAGAAGCATGTACCAGAAGAACATGCAATGATTATGGGTACCATTCTAAACCGTGCTAAGAGCAATAAGGGTGGTATTGAAGGTGCATTGATGGCACGTTATCAGTTCGAATCGGTTACAGGAAGAACAAAAGGTAAGTTCGCACCTAATCCTGCATATAAGGCAGGCCCATCGGAACGCCGTATGCAGTCCATTTATGACGGTGTAATGGGTCATCTTCATAACGTATCGGAAAAGCAGAAGTATTTTACCTCAGAAGGTATCAAGAATAAGTGGCGTGACAAAATGATCCGCACCATGGATACCCAGGTAATTGCTGGTACCAGATTTGGTACCAAGTTAGGAACAGGTGCACCACCTGAAACAACGGCAGTGGCACAGGTCCAACCTCCCTCACCTACACCTCAGGTACAGGAATCTACACTAACGGAAAGAATCAAAAGAGAGATAGCACCAGTTACCCCTGCGTATGCTGGTGAGGCACCAAAGACTTCTCCTTCAACGGAACCAAAGAGAGAGGTGAAGGCACCTACACCTACACCCACACCAGAGACTAAGGCATCAACTCCAGAGTTTCCTAAGAATAAGACTACCGAAACTCCAACACCGCCTACACGTCCAACGGCAATAGTGAAACCACCAGAACCTGTAAAGGCACCTGACGAATCCTCAACAAAGAATTTCTTGAGGTCACAAGGTATTCCTGGTGCGTCTGACGGCGGATCATTCAATGTGCCTAAAGGTAATATTAGTTTTTATCCATTGGATAGAAAAGATGACATGGCCGCAGTTGATACAGCAACGCAAAGACCACTATTCACAGCCAAGACTGGAGAACAGATTGGTGTAGGACAGGGTAGAGTTGATGTGACACCATCACAGAGAGTAAATGGTAATTCTGTAGGTTCGGCAGGTGATGGATTGGATTCTGTTAGACATGCTATGGTAGCGGCATTTGCTGGATCGGGTCAAGGCGCCGATGTAAATGTGCGTCAACCAATTCAAAGTACCAGACCTTTCGACACAAACTTTGTCGATAATCTAACAAAGCAGAATAAACAACCTTGGAATAATCCTGCTTTTGAACGTGCTATGCATAGAACAAGAGGGTTTGAAAGTGGTGATCCTCTAAACAATCACTTTAGTTCCAATAACACGAACGCATAAAAAAGCGGGGCATTTCTGCCCCGCCTCTCAATAATTATCTTGTAGAGTCTCAGTCCTCAGCCAACTTACGAAACATGGCCAAATCTTCGTCCTCGTCATCATCAGATGATGATGGTGCTGGCGTAAATACTGGCTTTGAATTTGTAAAAGGGACTTCTTCATCCTCCACAACTGGTGCTGGCTTACGAGCAACTGGTGCCTCGTCACCAAGACCGTTTACCTCGTCTAGGCGCTTCTTTAGTTCCTCATAGGTCTTGAAGTTCTTACGATCAACAATCTCCTTTAGAGAATACTCTGACTTCCAGACTGCTTCCATTTCGGAATCATCCTCTGATAGAGGTGCTGGAGCCAGAAACACCGATTCGTCATAATTAGGGAAACTTACGTTACGACCACCAATATTGACGTTCTGACGGGTCATCTTCAACTTGAACGGCGCACCCTTCCAAAGATCGGTTGGGTTGATGCGTGGTTCGGACTCAAGGTCAGGATTCATCATCTTAGTGATCTTATCCATGATCTTCTTACCAAACTTGAATAGAAACACCTTACCCTCGGCGTCCTTATTCTGTGGATCGGAGACCACATAGACATTAGCCACATAATGTAGACGACGCTTCTGGTCACGGGCCTGCTTTCGCTCCGGACCGTTATCATCAGTGGTGGAGTTCCAAAGTTTGGAGTTATACTCGGCAACAGGATCCTTTTCATCGAAAGTCGTTAGAGACTTTTCAATGTACCATTTACCTGTTGACTTGTTCTGGAATCCGTGATCCCAATAACGAACCCAAGGAAGGGCATCGTCGCCGTCAACGGCAGGACCAGGTAGGAATCGGATGACTGCTAGTGCATTACCTGACTTATCGGGTGTGGGTTTCCAATAGTTGTCAGTTTCATCACGATCAAAGTTCTTACCTCCGGGGTTATTGATCTTCTCTACTTCCTTTAGTAGATTGTCAAATTTACCAGAGTTCTTTTTTAGATTTGAAAAGTTCATTGTATGCTCCTTGTATGAACGTTGTATAGTCGTTGTATGTCACATTACCATAACAATATAAAGATTATAACAGGGGCCGAGGCCCCTGTCAAGTGATATTATAGGCCAAAAGCAACCTTTTCGATTTCTTTTCCACTTGTTCTGTGGACAACCTTATCCTTCACTATCTTAAAAGAAGGATGGTTGAGATAAAGATAGTTGATAATTTCTGCTGCCTTATCTGGGGTATTGTCCGCAATAATAAGAGCAGTAGCCTTTAGCATTTCTTCTTTAGTCATCGATTTCTCCTGATAAGAATACTACCTTTTATGGTAGTGTTCCTATTTAGCAACCCACATTATCAACGGACATGCCAGTAACAAAATGTTCGTTCAGGGAATAGGATAGACCACCAGTAGGAACACTGGCAACCGGAGGATCAGAAACATATCCACCGGCAGTCACAGGAGTTCCCATTACCGCACTTCCTCTTGGAATAGGACCAGTAGGCGTAGCACCACCGTAATATACTGGCGGAAAGTTCTGATAGTTCATTTCCTTCTTAGCAGCGGCATAACCATCAGCGAAACCTTCCCGATATGCCTTCTTCCATTCTTCATTATTCATCCATTCCACTCCATATCCGGATCGTTTAGATCCTCCCATTCCCATTTACCAATGGAATCTCTGTTTGTCTGTTCAACGGCCTGGCATTCAAACTTCCGTTCCTGCCAAGTCTTTTCGTTATGATACTTTCTAGGGTTACCACACATCCAACAAGAGCAATGAAAGGCGTTTACCTTGTGTAATCTGTGCTTGTTGTTATCGTTATAATAACCATGATTGAATGTCTTGGCAATATCCAACTGGTGTTCGATATGTCTATCTTTTTGTAGGAATCTCTTTTGTCGTTTCTCTTTGCTCATTCACTTTCCCTTTCAGTATGTCTTTCATCTTCACTTTATCATACTTTAGGAACGGTCTATACTTTCTGAGTTTGAGGGAGATAGGCGACCATAATGGATCGGTCACTCCCAAATGGTCATCGAATTTGGAAAAGTATGGTATAAAATCGGCGGTGATGACCATAGACTCTGGTGATATATAGCCACCGAGATAAAGACTAATGATATAAGGATACTCGCCTGTGCTAATAGTAAAAGGCTTTGTAATGCCATTACGGAATAACCGATCCAATTCATTGGTAAACGTATATGAAATGGACTGCCTTCGGCGCAAGTAGTCGAGGTATGTATCTCTCGAATCCTGGTCCAAAAGTTCTGTAACATAATGTCTATCTTTGAGAAAGTTGGCAATATAAAAGTCCTTTAGTTCTTCTGTCTTATACTCTCTGGCCAGTTTGTCAAAGAAGGCCTTATCATGTCTTTTCTGGTATGACTCCTTGTTTGCACGGAGTTTACCATGCATTTGAAAGAAGTCATACCTCTCATTAGTGAAATGGGTCCTAAGTGCTAAGAATAGCAGATAGGCCCCATAACCGGTAAAGTGGTTCATTTTGTTGGATTGATTTCCGCCGGTGTCGGTGCAATATAGGTATTCAGAATATTATCAGCCATTTCTTCTCTCAACTTCTGATATGCCTGAATGAGAAGATTATCATCTTTTTTCTCAATAGGTGTTTCAAGCACCCAACCACTATTCAGAAACTTGTTCTTACGATATATCTGATCTGGGTTATTAAGTTGCTTATTGTTCCACTTGAGAACCTTATTCTTGATACAGTCAAAGGTCTCACGGTTGATATAGAGTTTATCTTCCTCAGGAACATATGACACACGGCAATGCTTATAGTCAAAGTGTGCTAATAGTTCCTCACGGGTCTCATACTTGGTGAGAATATACTGTGCGTCTGTTTTAGCATTATTAATAACGTCAAGAATGTTTGTATTGTGCATATACGACATCATTTCAGATCGACGCCATTCACCCTTTTCGACCATACGGACTTGCGCCATCGCCGAAGCACTATGATATCCCTCGGTCAAGTGGTTATAAACATCAACATCATTATTCAATACAAAGATATCAATATCTTTGAAAGGTTTGTTTTGCATAACGCTTGTAAAGAAACCACCAGCAATTACCACGTTGCGAGTGATTCCATTCCATAGAAGGGAACGGGCGTTGATTTGAGATTTGATTGCTCTCTTGGATTCTTCAATAACACTGACTTCTTCATTATTAAACATCATATCACCATATTAGAGAGGGAGTTGGGAGGTATTTGTTTTCTTGAGGAAGTGGAGGTCTTCCGCTTCTAACTGGACTTTGGATTTGAGGACACCGGACACCAACTTGGCGGCCATTTCTACCTCGAATCCGTTTGCTTCGCAATACATAACGATTGCATCAATATACGGTATGTCTTTCATATAGACCATCTCCTCAATGGCCATGGAAAAGTTATTGATATCTTCGGCGTTCATTCTATATCCTTACCAATTTAAGATTAGTTCACTTGTTGTATTCTTTCTGAGGACACCTCTAGGAAAGAAGTCAAACACTAAACAATAAAGAGTTTCATTTGATTCATTGATATCTGCGGAATGATTGATATTGGACGGAAAAAATATTAGTTTATTTGTTTCGGGAATTACATCATATGCTTTGCAATTGAATAAGTTCCAATTATTGATCAATAATTCAATGGTAGGAGGAGGTTGTTCGGGTCTATGTAAGTTCAATTTACTACTACCATTCTTATCTACACTTAGATATAACAAACCTGTAAATATAGATTGAGCATGATAATGTGAACCAGCAAAATCACCGGGTTTCATTTTGATTGCCCAAGCCGTTTTTAGATCCATAACAAAATTAGGATCCGTCAAATCTAATCCTAGAACCTCTCGTGCATATATGTCTGCTACCTTTTTTATGTCATCAAAAAGGTCCATAAAGAAAGGATCATTGTGTATTTTCTTAGAAACTGAATACTCACAACATCCGTCATTAGTAGACTCGAAAGGAAGATTTCTAACATACTCTAGCACATTAGACCCTACATTGTCAAGAGTTGTTTCTAAGATAGGTGTTGAAAATATGCCCGTGACTTGCATGGAATATTACACAAACATTCCAAAGATGCCAGAGAGGATAGAGATTGTGATAGCAGAGGCGATAGTGATTTCGATTACTCCTGTAGCCCAGTATCCTAGAATAGCACCAAGAAACAAACCTGCAAAGGCACAGATATAGACATTGGTGGATAGTGCGAAGTTAAACTCACGCATACCAGTGTATTTGTCTTTCTCACTCATAATATAATCCTTTCATGATAAGCGGGCCCGTTCTGTTTCGAGGTGGAGCCCATACCCAAAGGGTTACGCTGCTAGAGCGAAAGCCTCATATGCATTGTTATCGTTTGCATTTACGATTTGCTTTCGATCTCCTTACGACCTTACTGAATCCTGTCGAACCTGAATCGCCCCCATCATAAACAGAGGACTCTCCATGCCTTCTCGGTGATCAATCCGATATCTCACTTCATAGAGCCAGCGTCCTGTTCCTCTGTTTATGGTGGAGGCGGTGGGAACTGCCCCCACGTCCAAGAAGCCTATATTCCGTCTCTCAACGATCTAAGCATGGTATTTATAGCACATTTATGTCAGATTGTCAATAGCATTATCATTATAATAACTGAACCACCCGGTATAGATATACTTTTCCTGAGTTGGTGAAGTAATACCTCTATGGGTAAATGTCCAATCAGCAGGCCAGATTATGGTCAATCCTTTTTCTGGTCTAATTTTTATTTTTTGGTGATAAAATCCTGTTTCGCCTTGATCCGTAACATCATTAAGATATGTAATAAAAACCAAATGTCTTGAACTCATAGGACGACTATAACAAGCCCTTTCGGAATGCCATCCGTGATAACCTCCGCCTGGAGGATAATATTGTAAATTTCCAGTTTCTACTGTTTTCCAAGGGTCGGAACAATTACAATAAGGATATTTTTCAATATACAAATCAATACACTTTTGTAATTCATCATTATAGATTTTAGATATGGTAGGATCTTCCAATTTGCAATCTATACTGTCTTTCATAGACTTATTAACAATTGCATATTCTCCAGAAAGACCTTGCCATTTATTGGAGGTATTCTTATGATAATCTATCATAAGGTCGCAAACTTGTTTGCTAATATACCATCCACATATAAAGTTATCAAACTGATTTATAAAGTGTTCTCGTAACATTATTATTCCGTATGTATTTCATTCTCAAACTCCTCAATCCAAGGACCAGTTACCTTTTCTTCTTTAATTGCACGGATTTGACGTTCGGTCTCTGGCGAGACATTCGAGGAACTTAGCATTGTCACCGACACTATTACAACCAGCGATACCAAGACTAAGAAACACCAAGGCGATTAGATAAAACTTTTTCATTTGAATACCTCCCAAAACTCTTTCATTGCTAATTCGTAGTCCAATACCAATTCTTTACCTTCTGCCAGTGTATCAACAATCTGTAATAGTTTGATACCAGCAGGATCATTTTCAAGATAGGCAAAGCGACCATCTTCGGTAGCAGCACATGCCACATAGTTGTCATCCGATATATAGCAAGTTTTAGTAGCCTGTTTCATCCCTGAATTGCCTTATTTTTCGTGCCAACTCTGGTATATAATCTCTGCGGTTCTTGACAAACACCTGAGGTGGTTCATGGTCGACCGAGATCAAAACCACGATTTGCTTACACTGAATACCTGTCATTTCTTCATACATCAAGGAATAACAGGTACATTGTTCAAAGTAATTTAGAATCCACTCCTCTTTCTTTGGTTTCAGAGAAGTTTTGAAGTCAATAATAGAAGGGACGCCATCAAACTCGGCAATACAGTCCACTTGGCCAGCGAGACCAACTGTCTCTGAATAGAGCATAGTTTCCAGATAGTGAACATTATCAATCCTGTCAATAGTAGGGCGGATATCCAGAAATGCATGTTGCATGTCTGGCATTACATCTTCTTCTGTGAGGAATCCTGTCTGATTAGAGAGATAAGATTCCATAAGAGAATGGAATTTTGTACCTCTGCGGCTTGCTCGTGCCGAGATTTTGTTCGCTTCTTCTTCCCCGACTTTTTTGCGCCACTTCTGTATGCTGTCTCCTTTGAAATGAGATAGAAAAGTAGTAACCGACGGGAGTTTAGTACCGTTTGGTGAAACGTAGTATCGTTTTCCATTGTGTTCCTGTCTTTCAAGTGTGCATAATGTATCTGTGTTTATATGGGTAAATGTTTTCACAATAAACTAAACTTGAACGCAATACTTTCCCGTTGCGTCTTACAATATACGGTTGGTTCCAATGGACAATGCCATAGATCCGATCTAAAAAGAATTGCAGAATTAGATTCTGGCCAATAAGATTCAATATTATCACCATTCTTTATCATAAGATGGCCTCCATATTCGGGTTTCCAATTTTCGTGTATATAATATACCAAAGAGTATTCACAACCAGGTATATCTTGATGAAACATGCCGCATTGACCGTGTGCTTGTCCATTAGCATAAACACGAGAAATTTCTATCTTTTTAGCAAGAAACTCCTCTATTTTATACGAAAAGAGGTTTTTTATTCTAATAGATTTCATTAGGTCTTTGAACCAGAATGTTCTGGTTTCAGGTGTTGATTGACTATATCCTTCCAACGACCAATTATACTTATTACATTCCATAATAAGTCCATTTCTTTCATCGTCTGTTAGAAAGTTTTTCCATGCTATAATCTGTTCCATCAGCAACCCACGTCCTGGTCTTTTTCTTCAATGGCATGTTTTGCCCAGTTACCAAAGAAACCACGAGCAAATTTCCATTCGTGTGCCTTGACACGTTTGGTAAAATCCATTGTGGTCATAGCGATTGGATATCGCATGACATCTTGAACACCATTACGGATAACAGCATTGATATATTGGTTTAGGATAAGGTTGGATTCTTCCTTAGTGTATTCGCTCTTATTGAGAGCATCCACGAGAGCATTGATTTCATCTTCCACAGAACCGGCCATAATATAACTCCTATTCTATTATTATATAGTAAAGGGCCGAGGAAGTCAACCCTCGGCCCGATACCTTTATAGTCCCATTTCCGTTTTCTGAATAATATATTCCTTGACAACACCAGAACGGACAATATCCTCAATTGCAAATTCAATATGGTCGAATGATGGCATACGGCGAGTAATGGCCATCAATTCTTTGATACCAGTCTTGTCATGTGGTTTGTGCAAATCAGTCTGACGATAATCTCCGGAGAATATAATCTTTGAGTTATTACCAATACGGGTCATAACGGTATCAATTTCGGAGAATGTCATGTTTTCGCACTCGTCAACAATGATGATTGAGTCATTGAAGGTCATACCACGCAAGAAGGAGGTGGTAGTAAATTCAACGAGGTTCTTTATCTTCAAAATCTTATAACCATCACCACGACCGAATAGGTCGTCACAAATCTCTTGGTAAGGTTGTTCATAAACTTCCGCTTTTTGTTTCTCTGTTCCGGGCAAGAAACCCATATCACGAGACGGTACGACCGAACGGATGATAACAACCTTTTTATATATGTCGTTTTCTAAAACCTCCTTTAGAGCAAGATATGTTGACAGAAACGTTTTACCAGTTCCTGCATAACCATGTAGCATGAGATTTTTACCAGCATAATAAGCATCAAAGACATTCTGTTGATTGACTGTTAGAGGTTGAATGTGTCTGAGTTCAAAATGGTTTTTCTCGGCATGGTTTTCACCATGGTGCTGTTGGTTATTGTTTCTTCTGGATTTACGAGACATATATTTACCTTTATCGTTACTGTTATTCACTGTCTCATAACAAAAAGAGGTCGATGCCTTTTTACGGGCACGACCTCTAAACTTTTTAGATGGAGGATTTTCTGACAGATTATATCTCCTTGGGAATGTCCCAGCGTTTACTCGCAACCGCATCGGCTTGTGGTACCGCCGACTTGATACGGCCTAGAACATACTTTTGAAAATCTGCTGGAGGTTTGGTGATACCGACGTTTACAGGATCCACCATTGTAAAGTTACGGAGGACCTGTGATAAATGTGGATTATTCTTCTCGTATTCATCACGTTCTGCAATGGTCATGGTATTGGTGTGTTCTTCACCTGTCTCTTTATTCATCCATGTATAATTAGGCATTATGCATTATCCTTTGGGTCATATGCTTTGTTATTCTTGATCCCACCATTCATATTAGCACCTAGAAAATGTGGTGCTGATAGTAGTTTCTCAAGTTCTGGATGATTCTCTAAAAATTCATCCAGTTCGGAGATGGACATGAATACATCGAATGTCTCTCCGGTTTGTTTATCACGAAACGAATATGTTGGCATTATAAATCCTATTTAGTTGAATTGTGCTACAAAACAATATCTATATGGATAAGATGATAAAGAAATTGGTGCTGGCTTATGCATTAGACTATTATCAAATACCACTATTCGATTAGGTCTAAACTCTACGGCCATTTCGACTTCACCTTTAGAATTACAGAATAATGTTTCTCCGCCCCAATCTTTATCCCATTTATTGTTCACATAATATAATAGGGTCTTTCTACTCTTACCATCATACTTCATATCATCAGAATGAAAATGATATTGCGACATATGAGTTGATAGAACAACCCATGAGTTTTTCAATGTGGTGAAATGTTTTTGGAGAGGTAAGATATTGGTGCTATTGAATAGGCCAAAGTTATCCAAATCTTCATTTGAGAATTGACACCTTAGAAAACTGTCTCTTTCCATCTGCAAGACGGTGAAAGAGACTGACCCTACTTTATAGTATGAGGTTTCTACGAAACTCTGGAATTTGAAAATCTCATAATCTTCAAAAACGTTATCATAGATGAATATATTTTCACCCGTTGATAACGTTCTTATTGTTTCTATCATCCTGTAATCCACTCAGGAGGCTTACGGTTCTTCCACTTGTGAAGATGTGCCTTGCCATACTTATAATAGTTTCGATAGTTCTCCATCGGAAACTGTGATATGATATATTTAGGATCCATGGCACTTGGAGGTGGAGTCATATAGTCAGTATGTATAATTTTTCCTGGAAGAACCTCTAGCATATCAAGCAGGCCAGATGACTCAACTTTATGGATTTTACCATAGCGGTGGGTATATTCGTCACAATGTTCTTTGAGATACTGCCAGGTCCAGGCATAGTTATGACTATTATCACGGCACCAGATAGCACAAGGATGATTGATATGTGTAGCCTTATACAGCATAGTGTTACGCATATCATTCACAGATGGAAATTCATATCTGGTATGGTTACGCACCTTACCAGACGCAAGAGTCCGCTCCTCGATGATTGGTGTACCATCGAGGATACGGTGTGCGGTAGATAGCAACTGCGCCGCTTCGAGGATCATCTTGACACAATGCGAGTCAACGGACCACTCGGCACACTTTTGAGGATCAGGGTCAATATAAAACAGGTTCATAGGTCTCTATCACCTTTCCAAAATGCCACGACAACAGGGAAACGGAGTTTACCGTCATCAGTCTTATTCTGATACCGTATCGTTACGCTTGTATATCCATAATCATTATACAACAGGTCATGCAACGTGTCAAACGAGCCTCGCACTCCCGCAAACTGTGTGGTTCCGTCTTTCAAACGGATTTCAATCCGCTTTACAGCATCGGCCCAGTTACCTTTACCTTCTTCCATAGAGACGATTTCAAATTCATCGTCCTCAAATTCCTTATGCTTGATAAGGTTCTTAGAACGCTTACCTTCATAAGATGAGTCGATAACACGAAGCATTTGACCTTCATATCCACTTTCAAGATATTCGCCGAGCATCATTTCAATGTCATGTTCATCCTGAATATTGGAGGTCTTTACAGCCTGAACAATCGGATAATAACGATTACCAAAAGAGTTGCCTCGGCTAATATGACTATTGATAAAGGAAAGCCGATCAATGAACGGACCATCCATAATCACATCATACACATGATACTGAACCAACTTTGAGGCTTCGATATAGTCTTTTGTTTCAGGCTTAGTCTTACGAACAAGCGAGATAATCTTTTCGAAGTTGTCTCTTAGTTCATGGTTATACAGTTCACCATCTAACACGGCATCAGGAAATGCCTGAAAGAGCGGATCAAGTGCCTCAAGAATATGAGGACAAGAAACAATCGGCTTGCCATTGCGTGACTGCATACCATCTTTAGAGATAAGGCAGCGAACACCATCAAGTTTCGGCTGTGAGAAATACGGGAACTTGTTATGCTTCTTCGGATCATACTTGTCGGCCAACATGCACTCAAAGAATTTAGCACCAAAGTAAATAGACTCA